TCAGGGTCTACAAGGTACTACAGGTACTCAAGGTGTTCAGGGTCTACAAGGTACTACAGGTACTCAAGGTGTTCAGGGTCTACAAGGTACTACAGGTACTCAAGGTGTTCAGGGAACTCAGGGTCTATCTGTCCAAGGAACCCAAGGCCTACAAGGTTTTGGCTATGCTCAGTTGCAGGGTACTCAAGGTATACAAGGTATACAAGGTATACAAGGTATACAAGGTATACAAGGTATACAGAGCACTCAAGGTATTCAAGGCTTACAAGGTGATTCTGGTACCCAAGGAACCAATGGATTTACCGATTATCAAACATATACATTCATTTATAGATAGGAAACAAAATGGCAGCAACCCCTCAATTTGCAGCAACAGTTAGAACAGGTGCAGTATCCATTGGTACTGCAGATACTAGCCGTACAGCACCTACTAACGTAGGTACTTTATTTAGTGCAGGTTCTAATCATTCTAGGGTAGACGAAATAGATATTGTTGCAACAGGTACTACTACCGCAGGTGTAGTGCGTATTTTTGTTTACAATGGATCAACCTATTACTTGCTTAGAGAAGTTCTTGTTTCTGCAATTACACCTTCAACAACCGTAGCGGTATTTAGCAACACAATTATTTTTAGCAACCTAGTAATTCCTTCAGGTTATTCAATCCGTGTAACAACTAACAACGCAGAAACATTTCATGTAACAGCATTTGGTGGAGACTTTTAAAAATGAATAAAGGTGCCTTACACGGTTATGGATTTAGCCCTACAGATGTAAGCCTTCAGCGTGTCATAACCTCTACAACCAGTTCTATAGGTATTCCAGCAGATGTAAAATTTGTGTACGCTGTTGTAGTTGGCGGCGGTGGAGCAGGTGGCGGTAACTCTGCTACACAAGGTGGCTCTGGTGGTGGCGGAGCAGGGGCCGTAATCCAAGGTTGGACTTTAGCCGTAAACTCCGCTGTAATTGGTACTGGAGGAACTGCTACTTCAGCAGCAAAAGGCGGTACTGGTGGAACAACTACTTACAGTATTTTCACAGCACAAGGTGGTTCTGGAGGTGGCTATCCAGCTTCCACAGCAGGAGTGGCAGGAACAAATGGTGCTGGAGCAGGTGCCCCTGGAGCAAGCACGACTACTGCTGGAGCAGCAACTGCTGGAGCTTTTCTTGGCTACAACTACGGCGGTGGAGGTGGAGTAGCAGCAATTTCTGCTGGAACTCCAGGTAACGGAGAAACAGGAGCATCAGGTGGAGGAGGCGGTCCAGTTACCGCAACCGCATCTGCCGCATTAGTCGGTGGAGCAGGAGGCTCTGGACTTGCTGGAGGTGGCGGAGGTGGAGCATACAACTCTACAAGTTCTACACTTACTGGAGGTGCTGGTGGTAACGGAATTTATCCAGGCGGTGCTGGAAGAGTTGTAACTGGTACAGGTGCTTCTGGAGGTGGGGGCGGCGGAGTTTATGGACCTGGAGTTTCACCAACTACAACTACAGGTGGTGCAGGAGGCATCGGTGGCGGTGGTGGCGGTGGAGTAGGAACTACTTCAACTGCTGGAGGAGCTGGAGGACAAGGTATCGTTCTCCTGTATTGGTAGGTAATTATGAATAAAGGCACATTAAATGGATTTAATAAATCCACAAATGATTTAAAACTCCAGCGTGTAATTTTAAATACAGGATATGTCGACATCCCATCAAACATTAACATCGTCTACGCAGTTGTTGTAGGTGGTGGAGGCGGCGGCGGCGGTATGGCTACTACCAACCTTGTAAGCGGCGGTGGAGGTGGCGGTGGATCAGTTATTCAAGGTTGGACTATTCCATTATCATATGCAGTAATCGGTGCTGGAGGAGCAGGTCAGGCTGCTAGAGGTAGTAGCGGTGGAGCCACAATATACGCAAATTTTTATGCTTCAGGTGGTGGTGGAGGGGCTGGAAGCGGTACTTACACAGGTATTGCTGGTAATGGTTCTGGTTCTGGAGGCTCTTCTAGTGGGGTGGCTACTCAAGGTGCTTCTATTACTGCAACATCGATGGGCATCACTTTAGGCGGTGCTGGCGGAGCGGGGAATGCAGGTAACATAAGTTCTATCTACGAGGGCTATAGTGGAGAGGCTGGCTCAGGTGGTGGCGGTGGAGGTGGAATCTACACTAATGATCAAACAGATATTGTAGGCGGAACTGGAGGATTTGGACTTACTGGCGGGGGTGGTGGTTCTTGTTACTCAACAGGTGTGGCAGCAGTTCAAGGCGGTAACGGTGGAGACGGAATCTACCCTGGAGGTTTAGGACTTCCTTATGTTTACGGAGATTTAATTATGGTTGCTGGGGGTGGAGGTGGAGGTGGAGTTGTCGGACCTGGAGGTTCTCCAAAAGATTTACAAAACCTAAGTTCAACAACTTCATTATCAATTCCATCTACCGCATCGGCTAGAACATTTTATGTAAGCGACACTAAAGGATTTGTAACTAACTGTGCAGTTAAAATTAGCGTAGTTGGTGACCCTTTTAGTTATGTCGCAGGTCGGGCTACGGTAATTACTAATACTTATGTAAGCATTTCATCTTCAAACATGACTGACTTTAGCGGTCTTGGAACCTATAACAACTGGGTTATTGAGTATGATCCTTATGGTGACGGAGGTGTTAGCAAAAACGCTGGCGGTGTCGGAGGAATCGGTGGAGGCGGAGGTGGAGCTGGTAGCGGAACTAGCACTCCGGGGGGAAATGGAGGTCAAGGTGCAGTTCTGCTGTACTGGTAAAAATTATGATTGTTAATAAAAAATTTGGATTTGTTCCTTCTGGATTAACTTTACAAAGAACAATACTTTCTACTGGTTATGTTGATATTCCATCCAACATCACTCAAGTTTTTGCGGTAGTGGTTGGAGGTGGCGGTGGGAGTTCTCTTACCATAAATGGTTCCGCAGGGGGTGGCGGTGGTGGCGTGGCTTTTGGGTATGTAACTGCAAGAAACTACGCAATAGTAGGCGTTGGCGGAGCTCAAGACGAAGCAACATCTGAAGGCTTAAGTGGCGGTAGAAGTTCTTATGGCGGTTTATCTGCTAATGGCGGAGGTGGCGGTGGCGGGCTAATTGCTGGAAAAGCAGTCACTGGTGCTGGAGGTGGAGGCGGTGGAGTAAGTGCTGCTGTTCCATCCCCTCCATCCTCTCCATCCCCACAAGCAGGTGGAGTGTCTACTGCCCTTTTTCTTTACAAAAGTGGTAGTGGTGGTGCAGGAGCATCAGGTAGCGAAGTAACCGCAACATCGGGGGGAAATGGCACTTCTGGCGGTGGAGGAGGTCTTGCTTACAGCAATGCTGCTGGAGACACATCTACAATTACTGGCGGAAACGGTGGAAACGGACTTACTGGAGGCGGTGGCGGAGAGGCTACAAGTGATAGTTCTCTCACTACTCTTCTCGGCGGTGACGGCGGTAACGGAGTTTACCCAGGACAACCAAGAGATGTAATAACTGGTTTTCCTGGTTCTGGAGGAGGAATTTTAGGGTCAGGTGACTCATTTGGAAGAGGCGGTCTTGGTGGGGGCGGTGGAGCAGGAGGCTCCGACGGAGGAGATGGTTGTATATTATTATTTTGGTAAGGAGAAAAAATGCCTAATTATGCAGTAGTAAATCCACAAGGTGGAGTAGTGTCAAACATTGTAGTTGGCAATGATTTAGAGTCGGTCAAAGAAGTAATCAGTGATGTCGTAGAGATTACTGAAGAAACTGGTGTAGCTGGTATTGGCTACACATGGAACCCTGCAACTGGTACTTTTAGTTTTGAAGAGTAGTTAAACAGTAACATTAAAAAATTCTTGATTACGAATTGCTAAATTTGGATTTACCCAAATTTGGTCTTGTATTCCAGAACCCCATTCGTAATAAATATCAACCAATACAAATCCTTGATTTTTCATAAAAACAGTAATTTCAGCGGTAAGAATATGGTTGTCGTGAGTTGGATTAGTTTCAGTCTCAACATGCAATAATTTGACATGCTTCAGTCGATCACCAAATCCTTCAATAACTTGACCACTAAATCCCTCGGTATCAATTTTTACTACATCAATAATTCCATCAATACCGATGTTGCTTAAAAAAGTATCCATACGAGTTACGGGGACAATAACTTTGTCAATAATTCCAATAAAATCTTTTGGGTACATAGTATTTTCTTTACTAGCCATAGAAGAACATCCAGCAAGTTCTTTATTGTCTGAGTTTACTTGATAAAAAGTAGTCTCACCATCAAAATTTGAAATAGCAGTATATTCAACAATCATCCATGGATGTAATTTTTTTGTAAGTTCTACAGCCTTAACGCTTGCATCTACTGCAATAACTGTAATTCCATTTAGTCGGTCAGATAAGTACTTAGCATCATCGCCATCACGAGTCCCAATATCAATAATAATAGGGGCATCAACACCAAAAAATTTACGATAGTTAGTGACTACTGGCTCAAGCGGATCTATCTCCTCTAAATTAATTCCTATTTTACGAAGATTATTTTTAACCGCAATTTTATATTCTCTAACTAAATTTTGCTTTTCCAGTCTTAGTAGTATTTTTATGCTTTCATCTTTTCGACCAATCCACCAAGCACTTATAGCAACTTGAAACTCTAAAGAATAGTCTCCGTGATACCCATCAATATCAATAGGAAGTCGAACCAAAGGATTGTCCAACATCATCAAACCAATTGTTGCGTAGGTATAGCACTCCTGCCAGTTTCCATCTTTTTCATAAAATCTTGACAAAAGAAAATATGCTTCAGGTCTTTTTGGTAAATGGGCAATTGCTTGAAGAATTACATTAGAGACAGTATTTCTCCTATCTTTCTGACCCTCAATGCAGATAGATATTCTAAGCAAAGAAGCATAGGCAATAAGAGGTTCAGTTTCATAGCCGTACTCAGCCGCACGCAAATAAAATCCAACAGCAGATGCCGTCTGACCTAATTTTTCATACTCAACGGCAATATCAAAGTTTTTCTTGGCATCGAGTGGGTCACTAAAAGCCTCAACAACAAGTCTTTCAATAATCTCATTAGAACTCATAAGTCAATGCCTCCGAAATAAGTTCTTCAACAACAAGCTTAGGAGTTCTCAAAATAAAAGCAGCGTTGTCTTGGACACCAAAACTAATCAATAAATCGTCTCCATACTTAGCAGCACCAGCAACAAACTCCACCCTTGCTTCTAAGAATGTAAGCGGTCTAGGAGATAACCCAATTAGGTTGAACTGCTCATCCCAAATAACTAATCGATGTCTGTAGATACCATCTTTTTGATCAAGATAGTTTTTGAACAAATCAACTTCGTGAGTGATTGCAATGTACACATTTCCCCACCGAACAACTTGAGAACTACCACGTTGGTCTTTAAGTGGAGTAAGTCCTTGATTCAACATAACCTGCTCACATCTTGCTGGCAGCTCTGGATAAGTTCTAACAACTTCAGTCGGAGATGTCCACTTCACAAAATGAAACGGTTTGTCAAGAATCGGCATCCAGTTCTTTTCGCAGTAAGAATTGTTTGCTCCAGGAGCAGGAATGCGAATACGAGATATTTCTTTTACTTCCCAAGTCTCCTCATTGATAGTAATCTCGCTAAGTTCCATACGACCCTCACCATGAGTTGTCGTATCTCTTCTAACTCCAATGATGTAGTATTTACCATCCCACTCAACGAGGCGACAATCTTCTTCACCAGTAAACTCCCATAAAGGTTGCACATCTAGTTCTGAAGTGTCAACCAGTCCGTGCCCAACCATAGACAAGTTTTCATCTAGCTTACAAATGTAGTTAGTTGTGCGAAGCGCTTGATCTTGCTCAGGGTGTAGGTAGGACATCGGCCCCCACCTGCTGTTGAACCGTTGATTGTTTTCCGAATGATAAAGAGTGTAATTTACATGACGTAAATTTACAAAAATCTCATCTTTTGAATTAACAAAAACAGATGGATTCATAAGTCCAGTACCTGAAGTTAGTTCATCTGATATAATAATAATAGGAGCAATCCTGCCCCCCTGAAAAATCGATCTTTGAACCAAATTATTTGAAGTCATTTATACCTACTCTTTAATGTGTTCAGTATATCAAAGTATCATATTTATCCACTAAAATATGATTTAAATAGTAAAAATCAGATAAAATTAAGTACGATAGAATTATTTAGCAAGTAAAATAAATACAAACTACAAACTAAGGAAGACAAATGGCTGAACAAGACCAAATTGAACTAATCGGAAATGTACTAAACATTACCCGTGAACAACTAACTCGCTCTATGAATCTAAACGCAGAACTTGAAGCCCTTCTTGGTGCCGAAAGATCTAAAGTTGCAGAACTAGAAAAGCAGCTAGCTGAACTCACTGGAAAAGAATCTAAAGATAAAAAGTAACCCATGAGCACTTTTGAAGTTAAAGATGGAGCTAGAACGCTTCAATTTAACGGCAAGCTGCTTGGAAAATCTAGCTCTTACAAACGTGGATCCAATCGATGGATAGAGTTTGCACTCTATAAAACCGAGAGCGGATCTTACGTTTTGTCTAGAGTAGGTATCTCCTTAATCTTTCACGGTGCAGCATGTCCGTTAGTTAAAAGATATGATCTACATGAAATAGACTACAATCTTTTAACTAAATCATCTACTCCGTGTGAACAATGTAGACCAACTCAAGAAGCTGAATTAGTTTTTCCAGAAAAAGATCGTTTTTGGGCTCAAGTTAGTGCTGAAGCTAGTGCTATCCTAGATGCATTGTACAAATACGACGAGAATGGATCGAAGTACCTAACTTATGTTGCTCAGAATCTTCTTGAAAATGCTGGTAAAAACGACACAGGGATTGAAAAAATCTATAAATTTGAAATTATTCCATAAATCTACTAGTATGTCTGATATGGATAATAATCAGACTGAAGTTTTTTCAATACCCCACATGGACATGGTTGCTATAGAGCTCCACGAGATGTATCAATCTTTACAACGTGGAGGGTTTACTGAAAAAGAAGCAACTCATATAGTTGGAATGACTGTAGCTTTTGGAGCTATGCTTCCAAATAAAGATATGCGTGATTCCCCGGAAACTCCTCCAATGGATTTTGATGATCCAGATGATGGATTAGATCTAATTTAAAAATAAATACAAGGACGAAAATGACAAATGGATTAAATGATGTACAACTTCATCTAGTCGATAGCGTAGAATCTGCCGGTAAGTTTATTACTTGGCTAGGAGAACGTCGACCACACGATGCAATTGCTATTGATACTGAAACAGGCGAACGCGAAGGACGCCCACGATCAGATGCACTATCACCATGGCATGGAGATTTAAGATTAGTTCAAGTCGGCGATGGTATGACTGGATGGGCTATCCCATGGAATGAATGGGGTGGCGTGTTCTACGAAGCAATGGATAGATTTGACGGTCAAATAGTTTGCCACAATATTGCCTTTGAAGCTAAATGGTTTGAGATCAGATCTCGTTGGAGTATGCCTTGGCATAGATCACACGACACAATGATTATGGCTCAACTTATTGATCCACTAGGTTCAGGTGCCTTAAAAAAACTTACGTCTCAGTATGTAGATTCAAAAGCTGCTGCACTGCAATCACATTTAGATGAAGAACTTCATAAGAATGGCTGGACCTGGGGAACAGTGCCAACTAACTTTCAACCCTACTGGTCTTATGGTGCCCTTGACACGGTGCTCACTATGCGTCTCTTTGAAAAATTTTGGGAGAAGTGCGGTCCTGGACAACCTTACTCACAGGCATACGAGCTTGAAATGGCTGCACGTAAGATCGTAACCCGCATGGAACTCAATGGTGCTCGTATTGACCTTGACTACTCACGTAGGAAATATGATGAATTAACTGCTTACTCCGAGTCTGTAAAAGACTGGGCTAAGGGTATGTATGGTGGAACTTCAATTGCAAGTAACGTGCAGCTAGTAAGACTTCTTGAGACCCTAGGTGCAGAGATCACAGATTTTACTCCCTCCGGGCAGAAGTCTGCATCAGCAGATCAGCTTAAGAAACTAATTATTGACGGCAATCCTCAGGTTAGAGAGCTATCAGAGATCGTTCTTAAACAAAGGAAAGCTGACAAACTTGCTAGTACTTATTTTCTAAACTTTATTAATGACAACGTGAATGGTTTTGTACACCCGTCTGTAAAAACAATGGGTGCCCGTACTGGACGTATGTCAATCACAGCTCCGGCTCTTCAAACCTTGCCTAAGGGAGATGACACCGTACGTCGTGCATTTTTGCCTAAAGATGATGACCATGTAATTATTACTTCGGATCTCGATCAGGTTGAATTCCGTATGTTTGCATCTCTATCTAAAGACCCAAACTTAATCAATCTATTTAATCTTGCTGATGCAACTGGCTCTGACCCGTTCACCGAAATCGGCCGTGAGATCTACCAAGACCCATCAATGGTTAAGTCAGATAAGCGTCGTAACCTGATTAAGGGTGTAGTTTATGGTCGTCTCTACGGTGCAGGTGTAGCTAAACAAGCTCTTACCGCTGGTGTTCCAGAAGAGCAGATGCGTTCTGTATCAAATGCTTTTGATGATAGATTCCCCGGAATGATTTCGTTTCAAAAAGAAATTGAAGACATCGGTATGCGTAGACTTCGTGAAGAGGGTCAGGGATATGTTCACACATGGACTGGACGTCGCTTGCCTTGCGATGAAGACCGTGTATATACTTTGGTTAACTATCTGATCCAAGGTGGAGCAGCTGAAGTTTTCAAAGCTAATTTGATTAAACTTGACAAAGCTGACTTAACCGACTATCTTATTGTTCCAGTACATGACGAAATCGTTCTCAATGCACCACGTGGTGAAGCTGAAGAAATTAAACAGCTAGTTCGTGAATGCATGACAACCCGAGACGGCTGGGCAGTCCCCCTAACTGCTGATGTAGATGGTCCACTAAACAACTGGGGAGAAAAATACAAATAATGACAAGAGTAATACTTTCAGTAGATCCAGGTAAAGCTAGCGGTATTGCTTTATTTGAAGTTAAACCTGATTCCGAGCCAGAACTACTTTGGTCTGGAGAGTACCAACAACATGAATATGCATTTCCTATCCGCAAAGCTTTTAACTATGCACAATCTAGAGAAACTAGGTTAGAAGTGGTATGTGAAAGATTTACAATCAATGCTCAGACTGTGAAAAACTCTCAGGCTCCATATTCTTTGGAACAAATTGGAATTTTAAAGCAGGTTATGTTAGACTTTGGCCGTGACCCAGAGGATATCTATTTCCAATCCCCAGCCGACGCTAAAGCTATGTTTAACAACGAAAAGATCAGAATCTTGGACTTTTGGCATCGAGGCGGGGAGGGACACGCCCTAGACGCAATACGACACGGATTGCTAAGATTAGCAAAAAGTGGCTGGATTCCAAGAAAATTACTAAAATAATCAGAGATACTATTGACTTTTTTAAATAAAGTTTTAAAATATCTGATAGTATCTATTTACATAACGACAGAAAGAAAGCTTAATGCCTGTAACAGTTGAGTTAAATGAGACAGGATCTCATATCAACATCTTCGCCGATTGGCGATTTAAAGAACTTTGCAAGAGTGTGCCAGGGTCTAGTTATGATGCAAAGACATCGACTTGGCGTGTCCAGGCTTCCTGGGCTACATGCCTAGCACTTCGCTCTACCTTTAAAAATGATCTAGTTATTGGAGAACGTTTACAAGCATGGGCCATTGAAGAACGTGCAAATAGAATTGACCCATCTAATGCTCTACGCGATTTAGAAGAACTTCCAGATGGTGAAGGGGACTTAGATCTATTTCCTCACCAGAGAGCTGGAGTTAAGTTTTTAACTACTGCACGTCGTGCACTTCTTGCTGACGAGCCAGGTCTAGGTAAAACCGCTCAAGCTATTCGTGCCTTAAAAACTATGCAGGATCAAGGCCAGGATGTTTTTCCAGCTTTGATTGTTTGCCCAAATACTCTTAAAAAGAACTGGCAACGAGAATTTACTAAGTGGTGGCCTGAGGGTGGACCAGTTATACAAGTTATCAAAGGATCTGCGGCACAGCGTCGCAAGCAGTTTGAAGAGCCAGCAGATGTCTACATCATTAACTGGGAATCTTTACGTTCTCACTCACGCTTAGCTCCTTACGGATCTGTAGCACTTGCCCGTTGTGTGGCTTGCGGCGGACACGATGATCGTGTATCTGAAAACCGTTGCGAAGTGCACAAGCGTGATCTAAACTTGATTGACTTCAAAGCAGTCATTGCCGATGAAATGCACCGCTCAAAGGAGCCTAAATCCAAGCAGACCCGTGCTTTATGGGCAGCTACCGGAGATGCTGACATTCGTTTCGCACTTACTGGTACACCAATTGCCAATAACGTTCTCGACATGTGGGCAATCCTGCACTGGATTTCCCCAGAAGAGTGGCCTAGCAAAACCAAGTGGATTGATCGCATGGTAGACACTATGATCAATGCTTTTGGTGGAATGATGGTTCTTGGAGTAAAGCCTCATATGGCTGACGAGTTCCATGCAACCATCAACCCTCGTATGCGTCGTATGCTTAAGGCTCGTGTACTTCCTTGGCTACCAGAGATGATGTTTGAACGTCGTGACGTCGAGATGTCAGCTAAGCAAAAGAAAGCTTACGAGCAAATGCGTGACAACATGATTGCTGAAGTAGAAAACGGTGATGCAGTAGTTGCACCTAGCGTATTAACCCAAGCAATAAGACTTTCTCAGTTTGCTAGTTCTTTTGCAGAAGTTGTTATAGATGAAGCTACCGGAGAACCTAAGACAATTTTGGCAGAGCCATCCTGTAAAGTAGATGCTGTTATGGATGACATTAAAGAGGGCGACTTTGGAGATGACTCAGTGGCAGTCTGCGCTGTGTCCCGCCAATTGATTGATCTTCTTAGTGCAAAAATGACTAAAGAAGGAATTGCACACGGTCTAATTACTGGTGCTCAAAATGAAGATGAACGTCAAAAAGCTATTGATGATTTTCAAGCTGGACGTATTAAATGGATCTTGTTTACAGCTCAAGCCGGCGGTGTTGGTGTCACCTTGACAGCAGCTCGCAGACTTGTTATGCTACAAAGACCATGGTCACTAGTTGATCACAAACAAGCTCTAGATCGTATTCACAGAATCGGTTCAGAGATCCACGATTCAGTGGTTGTGATGGATTATGTTACTGAGGGATCAATCGAAGAGCGTGTCATCCAAGTTCTTGAAACTAAGGCTGATAACTTTGAACAGATTGTTCGAGATAAAGACAAACTACTACAGTTGCTAAAAGACGACAAGGCAGGTAAGCTATAAAAATGAATGACGAAACTACACAAGAAGTAAAGCCATACCGTCTCTCTAACTCAGAGATTCAGGTATTCAAAGATTGCAGACGTAAGTGGTGGCTAAACTACTACAGACGTCTCATGCCAAAGAAAAGAGACTACACCGGTGCTTTAGCCCTTGGATCTCGTATCCACGAAGCTCTAGACCAGTATTACTCTTCTAACGGCACAGTGGACCTCCTAGAGGCTCATGCTGCCCTTGTAAAAAAGGATATGGAAACTTTAGTCGCAGAATATCGCGACACCTCAGATCTTGAATCCGAGGCCGAACTAGGACGAATCATGCTTGAAGGATATCTTCAGTGGATGGATGACGAGGGTATCGACGCTGAGCTAGAAATGATTTCTACTGAAGAGATTATTGAAATGCCAATGTTTGATGGAGAAGTTATTCTTCAAGGAAAGCTCGATATGCGTGTTCGTCGTAAGATCGATGGCGTTCGTATGTTCCGTGACTTCAAGACTGTTGGTGGATCTTTTGCAGATTTTGCAAACCAGGCTCAAATGAATGAGCAGATTCTTACTTACATGATGCTAGAACACGCTCAAAATAAATCACCGGAAGAACGTTCCGAGGGTGGTATCTTTACTATGCTTAAAAAAGTAAAACGTACAGCTAATGCTAAACCACCGTTTTACGAGCAAATTGAAGTTCGACACAACGTATTTACAATGCGTGCTTTTTGGCAACGTATTCATGGTACAGTTGCAGATCTAATGACTGTTAAGAAATCTCTTGATGCAGGTCAGGATCCTAATTTTGTCGCTTACCCACGTCCTACCAAGGACTGCAAGTGGAAGTGCCAGTTCTACACTATCTGCCCAATGATTGATGATGGTTCATCAGCAGAAGCAGCTATTGAAGATATGTATGAGGTCTCCGACCCATACGGATATTACAAATCACAAGACGAAAAGAAAGGTAGTGACTAAGCATGTCAGATGTACAGCGTTCACTAACTATCATGGTCTATGGCGAATCAAAGGTTGGTAAATCAACTTTTGCAGTCACAGCACCGTACCCTCGCCTTATGCTAGACGTTGAGGGTGGACACAGATTCCTCCCAATTAACGTAAAGTATTGGGACCCAATGCGCGAAGAGCCACCTGTGGCTGACGGCACCTGGGACACCGTAGTTGTCACTGTACGTGACTACGACGTAGTTCTAAAAGCTTTCCAGTGGTTACAAGCAGGTAAGCACCAGTTCAAGTCATTGATCATTGACTCCATTTCGGAGCTTCAGGTTAAATGCATGGATAACATCGCCGGTACCGAGCAGATGAAGATGCAACAGTGGGGCGAACTACTTCGCCACATGGGTGCTCTACTTCGTGACTTGCGTGACCTTACAATGCATCCAACTCAACCTCTCGAGGCTGTAGTCCTAACTGCAATGGCACGTGCTGATCAGAATGGTCATATGAAGCCTTACTTGCAGGGTCAACTTGCAGTTCAAGCTCCGTACTTCTATGATGTATTAGGTGCTATTGCAATTGAAAATATTCCAAATCCAGATCCTACTCAGCTGCCTTACAAGGCACGCCGTATGTACGTGGAACGTACGGACAAGTATGATGCTGGAGAGCGTGTTCAAGGCCGATTGGGTTCCATTGTGGAACAGCAAGATCTTGGTGTTGAACGTATGCTCGACATGATTTTCGGTCCACAGACCGAGAAAAAGAAGTCGGCTTAGATCCCTAGCCGATTAAACCCTAAATAATAACTATAGGAGTTATAAATATGAGTACTCTCAACTGGGGCGACCTAGTCAAAGATGCTGGCGAAACTGCAAGTGGCGGTAATTACGAACCACTTCCAGATGGCGACTATGACCTAAAGGTCATCGAAGCTTCCGCAACCACTTCACAGAGTGGCAAAACCATGTTCAAGATCACTACCGAAGTTCAGGGTGGCGCAAACAACAAGCGTCGCGTCTGGGATAACCTGGTGATCAGTCCGGAGAGCTCAAACGCTCTAGGCATCTTCTTCTCGAAGATGGCTGCTCTTGGGCTCCCTCGTGAGTTTTTCACGAACAACAACCCAACTAACGCACAGATTGAATCAGCCTTGATCGGCCGTACTTTCCGTGCTCAAATTGGATCACGTACTTGGAACGGTAGCAAGCGTAACGAACTAAAGCGTTACTACGTTCAGCAGACTGCTGGAACTATTCCTGCTCAGGCAAGTACACCACCTGCTCCACCTGCTCCACCTGCTCCACCTGCTCCAAGCACTGCTGGAGTAGCAGTTCCACCGGCCCCACCTGCAGCTCCGTTCTAGTCTGTAGTAATTGCGGGGGCATTAGGTAAAACTAGTGCCCCCACTAATTAAAGGTTTACATGTCAAAAATTTTATTAACTGGTATGACTGCACCTCAGTCTTCTTTAAATGCCAATACAAGAAATTTAAGTTTTTCTTCAACTATTAACATGGCACTTCAAAATTCTGGCCATACCGTAGTTTGGGCAGATCCTAAGATCGACATAACAAAAGACGAATTAGATTCGTACGACTCCGTAATTGTAGGTATTGCACCGGTTACCAGCCTTAGTGCAAATAAAATATACGGAGCTTTAAATATAATCAATCTTCTCTGGAGCTCAGATAAACTTAACCTACTTATAGATGCTCCAAACGTATCTCAAATAACAACTTCTTTAAGATCTGTAAAAAATAATCCAGACACTTTAACTAAAGATTTTTTCTCAAATAAAAAAGGCTATTCTTCTGTAGTAAATAATCAATTATTAAAGACAAGTATTTTAAAAGCTATAGATTTATTGCTGGAACAAGATTGGCCTACCACACTTGTACCTGTATTACCTTGGAAACAGAACTATTCAGATAAAGAATTAAATCTTCCAAAATCAGCAAAGAAATCAATAACTTATTTAAATTTAGATTCCCATTTAATTGAAGATCCAATTAATTCATTAGATAAAATATATAAGTGGTCCGCAGATCAACCAGAATCAACTTGGACTAAAAAGATCTCAAAGACTATAGAACTTCCAATCTCTCCAGTAAAAATAAATAAAGGATCAACAGATAGAGATGCATTATCTCAAATCTCCAGATCTGTGGGGATACTACTATCTCCATATAAAAATGAAGGCACATGGTGGTCATATAGATATGTGCAGTCGATCAATAGTCTAACCCCCATAGCAACACTGTGGGAAGAGTCAGGATCTCTTGGATCAGAGTGGAATATACTTGCTGCAGCATTAGAATCTATGTCTGAAGAAAAAAGAACTCTAGTAGCAATAGCTCAAAGAGAGAGTTATATAGCTAAGATACCAAACAAAAAACAGTCAATAAAGATGCTTGAAAAAGCATTAAAACTAGTAGATTAAGGATAAATATGAAGGTAAATATGGACTGGGTTAAATACCAGTTAGGAAATTTAAATGTTCGAATGGGTAACGGTAATGCTGTAATTCACCTATTAAATGCTTGGAAAGAACTTCCAGAGTTTAAGCGTGAGGATGCAGAACAAATAGCTAACTTATTTATGCATCTTGCTTTAGAGCATTCATTAGTACCACCTCCAAAAGATGAAGTATATGTTCAAGCAGAACGAGGCTTTTTAAAAGTTAGAGACATTGTTAGAGTAAAGAATGATGCTTTTGCAGGAGATCTTGGGATGATCCATAATGGACGTCCAGGAGTTATTGTAGCTATCAGATCAGGAGACATCATTGTGGATCTTACAGATCTAGAAAACCCTCCAATTAAATCAGCTCACTATCAACCAGAACACCTATTGAAAAGAGTTCAGTAATGCGTACAACATTTGAACTAGAGTTTGAAGCCTCGGATCTGTACGAATCTCAAGCTGTAGCATTAAACCAGGCTGCAGACTTTTTAAAGATAGATGTCACTGAAGTGTCTGAAAAACTATCCATAGAGTTTAAAGTTAAAAACTCAGAAACTAAAGATAAGTTTAAAGTTACAGCTCATATTCAAGTAAAAATCGGAATATCTTTAAATTCATTATAATAAAATAACTATAAATAGACTGGCGTTTTCCACACATTTTATCTAAAATACTTGTACACTTATCTTGTGAAGTTGATTATTTATGCGAGATAAACGTACCGGTGAATGCCTATGGTTTGAATGGTCTGGAGATGGGTTTAATACCTCCAGACCTTCTTCAATCATATTTTTTACCTACGATCACGTAGATCTCGATATAGACCTAATTAAACGAGCACTGGCCTCGGCTCTTCAAAGAGATGGAATTGTTATATCTCTTGGAGAGGGATACAAAGCTGTCGAGAGAGGTCATATTTCATTTGGATATGTCGGAGAAATAGATGAAGAGATATATCCAACCGTATGCACCGAACAAGGAGAAACTAAGTACGGAAACCTGGCAGCCAATCCAGAACCCGTTACTTGGGTTGAAATAATATGACAAACTGGAAACCTAGTAATGGATTTGACTGGCAAGAAGAAGCCGAATGCGCTAAAAAAATAAACAGAGACGTGGACTTCTTTTCTCATAAAAATGAAGATAGGATGAAAGCTAAAAATCTTTGCTTTATTTGTCCTGTTAGAAAGCAATGCGTAAAGTCAGCTTTAGAAAATATGGAAATTTGGGGGATCTGGGGAGGACATGATGAATATGAAATTAGACGAACTCTTTCAGTAAATATAGATAAAGCTGAAACCAGATACGATCGATTCCCAAAATGTTTATATTGCGGAGCTAAGACTAAGTTTCTTCGCCCATTAATTGCAGAAAATCCAGAAGGTGGACGTTGGGCCACAGTACGTTTAGTAAATTGTACAATGTGTGATTTTACTTGGAGAAGTAGAACAAGCGTAAACGCAGTAAATGCTTACTTCAAACTCACAGCAGACAAGCAAGAAGAGTTTGACACTCAAGAAGAATTAAACGAAGAGCTTGAAGCAAGCGGAGTTGATCTTAACGAGTTGGAAGAAGATCTGGATTAACAGCTAGAACACTTATGTGCTCTCGAGGTTCGTAATCTCCACCCATAACCAATGTCAACAAGCCAGGCTTAGATTCAAGACCGGCACGATCACGGAACCATTCAGATCCTGGATCAGTTGTAGGACACTGTAGCCACAAACGTTGACCAATATCTACTGATTTAAAGTTGTGGAAGTGTCCAGAGATCCAAACGTCTGCTAGACCTAAAGCAGTTTGACCTGCTGCCTGTCCAGATAGATACTTCATAATATCTCTTCCAGCCTGATGCCCATGGAATAAGCCAAGCATTGCTCCATTAATATCAATTGTTAAAGTTTGATGTCCAGAAGACGGGTATCTAAACTCAACATGTTGTAGTGCTGGATTTTCTGCACAAGCATCTTGAACTGCTGATGCAATTTCTACGTTCCAGCCATCAGCGGGATCGGCAGCTACCTGACGAGTTACCTCGTCGTGGTTTCCATTGATGACCGGAACAACTATACGCTCCGCATACGGAGCAAAAGCTTTAATCTGCGCCATAAGCAAACGACGTGCAACACGAACTTGTTCAGTAAGACCTAGGTCAGATGCTGCTTGACCTTGCAAACGTCCATTTTGACTTGTAAGACCTTCAACGTGATCTCCCGGAAGTGCTAGAACTATTGTTCCTAAGTTTAGTCCAATCTTTTTAAGATCTTTAAACCTACTTACCGATGCTTCAGTTAAATACAAAATACGATCGATTGACTGCTGGGTACCTTGACCATTAGCTTTTTTACCAATCTGCTGATCGCTAGGGGCTACAACAAAAGCACCCTCACCGGTAGCAACTTTGATACCGCGTTCTGGACGCCATTTTTTAATTTCATCAATAAGAGCTTCGGCGTCTAGAGCATCAGCAATAGCTAATCCAGCTGGAGTAACGTTTACACGAACCGATTCCAACCATTCACCATGATACGTTTGCCAACGAGAACGACGTAAAGAGGTTACTGTCCAAGAGTTTGGGTCAAGATCAAAGTCCTTGAGCACGTCTGCTGTGTCAGGAATCTCACCGACCGGATGCGGCTTAGATACAACAAAACCACCCTTGGAGTCGTCAAGATCCAAACGTGGTCGCCAATCTTCTGGAGTGTTGAGTGTTTTAATATCTGAACCACTAACTCCAGGACTTGCTAGAGTTTCTAATTTATCTGAAATTCCCATTAGGCTACCTTCCTGTAGCAACCGCAATCTTTGCGGCGATGACGATCAACTGAGCTGTCTGAAAGATCAAATCCTTCATCACGAAGAACTCTTCCTATATCCACATTAGATATTCTACGAGGATCTCCCTCGGGCACAGATAAAGCATCAATCAAATAATTACGATCTTTTTCAGGCAAAACAGTTCCAGTAAGCAAAGCTCCTAGTTTACATTTAGATCCTGATTTTTTTGAAACTTCGGCTAGTTTATCCGATAGAGACATATAGTACTCCTTAGTGTGTCATGTATGTCTTTTTAATACTAGCGTCTTTTTACTATTTTTATAGCAAATTAAACAACTTTTTTTAGTCTAGTTTTCTTAACAGGGGCAGACTTGGATGACGCGCCCAAAACAAAATCTTTAATTAATCCGACTTCAGCTTGAGTTTTTACAACATGAAGTTCAATAGTGTTGACCCTATCAGCCAATGAACTACCACCATTTTCCCACAGCTGATGCTCTACCCGGTCCAGTCTTTCAGAAATTGTGCGCCCTTGAGAGTCTAAACCGATAGATTTTTGAATTTTGTGTGCTAATCTGTAGATAGCTGCAATTCCGCCGACAATGACGCCAACTGCTGCTACCACAGCTGATACAGTAAAAACTTGATCGATGATCAAAATAATGCCTTAATTGATGACGGATATTATGTGTATAATTGTACCCTACCCTTTAATTGGCGATTAGCCCTAGACGTGCTACGCTTTCTTCTCTAAAAGTAATTAAAATTACATTTCAACTTGAATTTTTCACGTCTTTGCTGTATCGTTTTTGATACAGCTCCTATTGAGAGGCTTTTTATGCAACGACAATTTACGGCAGGTAACTAACTATGACTCAACCTGAATCTACTCACATTGAGAAATTATCTAAAGCATCCGTCTGGTATGCCCAACAAGGCTGGAAGATCCTACCTTGCCACGGTATTGATGATGGAGGTCGCTGTACCTGTAACGGTATTCACGGTGAACCTAAAGATGTAGGTAAGCACCCAGCCATCGGTGAGTGGAACGCACGTGCTACCGATGATCAGCTAGTTATTCATAACTGGTGGAGCACTTCCCCTATCAACAACATTGGTGTGTTTTGCCAACCATCTGGATTTATAGTCATTGATATTGACCCTAGATCCGGTGGTATTGAATCATTTGAGAAACTAGATGAACTTTTAGATGGTGCATTACCAAACACTGTAGAAGCACTTACTGGAAGATATACATATAACGGTAAAGCTGAACGTGGACGTCACTTATTTTTTAAAGTAGATAATTCAGAACAGTTTGTAGGTAATTTAAAAGCTAGCGGTTTAAATGGTATTGACATCAAGCACAATGGGTATGTGATGCTTGCACCTAGCCGCCACGGATCTGGAGTCAACTATGAATGGAAGCCAGGACATGCCCCATGGGAAATTGAAATGGCAAATGCCCCGGAAGCTTTACTAGAGGTTATTCGTAAAAAGAATCGCAAGTCTGGATCGTCCCACGCTGATGGTGACTGGAGTTGGATGGGTGACCTTGACTATAAAGGTGATCGGGTTGATATTGCAAAAATTCTTGAAGAAGGAATTGATGAAGGATCACGTGCTGTAGATATCTACAAGCTTGCATGTGCACTATCAAACAAGTATGGAGTAGAGACTCCCGAAAAGCGTTTGATGATCGAGACTTTGATGATCCGATTCAACTACGAAAAAGTACGTCCACCAATGGAACTCGAGGGCGTTAACTCACTTCTTATGCACGTTCGCCGTGCAATGGACTTTGTTGCTGAAAATCCTATTACAGAAAAGATTTGGCCTGGACTACAAGACTGGGCAAAAAAGTCTCAAGAAGAATCTAGATCTGCTAAATCAAAAACAGATTCTGAACCAAGTCCAACAGCCCAATCTCAATTTGGAACTGTAGGACACTCGATTTCTGAGGCGGCCCATAACGGTGTATCTATTTCAGATGCATTTAGTAGCGGTAACGTAGATGTCCCAAAGAACGTTGATGCTATCTCAGAAGCCGAGGGTGGAAAACCTGGAAGCAGATCTTTATCTGATATTGGTAACGGACGTCGACTAGTTGATTCATTTGGATCATCAGTTCGTTATACCCCAGGAATTGGTTGGTTTATTTGGGACGGTCAGTATTGGAAACCAGATGCCGAAGATCTTGGAATGAAAGAACTAGCTAAACACTTACCAACTGTTATTACTACTGAAGTGGTTAATTACACTGACGAAGATAAACGTGGGGAAGTAATTAAGTGGGCTAACCAAGTTAGATCAAACAGTAGATTAAATGCTGCCATTGAAAGTGCTAATTCTGACGCTAGAGTAATTACCTCCGTTGAATCCTGGGACGGCGATGAATATCTTCTTGGTGTACTGAATGGTGTAATTAACCTAAAAACAGGTGAGCTAATGAAAGGTCGTCCAGATCTCCATATTACTAAGCGTATTCCATTGTCTTACACTCCCGGAATGCGTAATATCCGTTGGGAGCAATTTATTGACTTTGCTACCGGTGCAGATAAAGAACTTCAAGACTGGCTTCAGCGTGCAGTTGGTTACACACTAACTGGTTTAAATAATCAAGACCTTATGTTCCTGGTCTACGGTCCATCAGGATCTGGTAAAAACACATTTGTGGAAGCCATTGTTAAGGCTCTTGGTACCCAGCAATATGCATGGCCTTTAGACTCAAGCATTCTTGCCGATACAGGTGCTAGCACTAGCAGTACAGATATGTACCACTGGGCTGAGTTGCGTGGTCGCAGAATGGTTTGGGTAGACGAGCTTCCAGAATCTGAACGTCTAAAAGAGAATGCTGTTAAGAAACTTACCGGTTCATCTGAAATCTCAGCACGTTCCCCCGGTGAAAAACCATTCACATTTAAAGCTCAAGCCAAGCTGTGGATTACAACTAATCACCGCCCAATGATCAATGATGATGCTATGTGGCGTCGTATTAGACCTATTCCATGGAGTAACGTGCCTGAGTCCCCAGACCCAGACCTAAAAGCCTATCTATTTGACCCTGAAGGCGGTCTACCGGCTGTTTTAGCCTGGGCTGTAGAGGGAGCTATAAAATACCTAGGATCGTCTGCTAGAGACCCTTTAGGGTGGTGTACGGCCGTTTCTGAGGCAGCCGAGATCTATCGTAAGAATGAAGATCGCATTGGCATGTTTTTGAATGAAGAAACTCGTGAAAACGATGGTGCTTCAGTACTTGTAAAGCAGATGTATTCGATCTATCGTATGTGGTCAGATGAACGTGGTGAGCGTCCACTTACTCAGATCGCATTTCATAGAAAGCTTTCAGACAGAGGTCTACAGATTATAGGCCAAGGATCTAAAGCTGAAATTAAGAATAGAACTCTGGCTCCTAGAGCTGTAGAATCCAAAGAAATAGATTGGAATGTTGCGGTACGTCTAGCCCATTAATGTGGTATAGGATGTAACTGTGTCTTGGGATCTATTCGGGAGAAGGACATGGAAGGGGTCTAAAAAGACCCCTTCCTCTAATAATCAAGGAGTTTTATGTTAATTGCAATTGCTACCCCTATGTTTGGTGGTATGTGTCACGCTGGGTACATGCATAGTGTTCTACCGTTATCTTTTACACTTGCCGGCATGGGTGATTCTATGTTTTATCCGGTAATAATTAACGAAAGTATCATATGTAGAGGTAGAGATGCTTTAGTCCACGATATGCTTCAAAACAAAGAAGCCGACGGAATTTTATTTATTGATGCAGATACTGGCTTTGATCCTATTGCAGTTGCAGATATGGTACATTCAGGAAAAGATTTTATTGGAGCAATTTACCCTAAAAAAGCCATTAACTGGGATCAGGTAAGAGAAGCTGCATTAAATGGTGAAAAAAATCTTGAAAAATATACAGGATTTTTTACTGGAGCAGTTGCACCGAATACAGAAATAAAAATTAGCGAACCATTGGAAGTTAGCAGAATAGGAACTGGACTTGTCTACATTAGTAGAAAAGTTTTTGAAGAGCTAGCTCCAAGCTGTAGAACATATAAAGATGTCACTCAAATTAACGGTAAACAAGTTGAAAGAGAAGTTACTCAATTTTTTGATACGCAATTTGACGATGAAGGCCAACTTTTAGGTGAAGACTATTACTTTTGTGAGAGATGGAAATCTATCGGTGGAAAAATTTATGCTGCCCCGTGGGTAGATACTACTCATTATGGAACTTACGGATTCTCTGGAAGCTTTGCTCAAACGATTATGAAGAGAGATTAATCTAAAGAGTCGTAAATATTTTTAACTGTAGTGGCGTACCATTTCCCTCCATTTTGGGTTGGTACGCCATTATTGTTTAATCGTCTAGCTATTTCGTGAAATGAAAGACCAGAATCTTTCTGTTTTCTAATTAGATCTTTTACTTCATTAGAAGTTTTATTTTTAGGTCCCATATCAACACCCCATTTAATACCTCGGGCCCGTCGATCTTTATGGACGTCCTTTTGACGCTCTGCAATAATTCCACGTTCCATCTCTGCCAGGGCAGACATAATTGTAACCACAAACCGTCCTTGATAGCTAGCTGTGTCTAGATTTAAATCAAGCATTACTAGACGCCATTTGTTAGCATTGGCTCGGTCTATGATGCTCAGGAAGTCCTTCGTAGAGCGGGCTAGGCGGTCGATACGCGTCACAAACAGGGCTGAAGCAGTCCCAGTATCCAAACGTTTTAAAGCGCCTGTAAGAGCCGGACGGCCCGTAATTGACTTACCTGAGCGACCCTCCTCACGGACAAGTTCAAACTCTGTGTACCCAGCTAGTTCAGCAGCTTGACGTAGCTGACGTTCTTGAACATCTAATGAAACTCCGTCACTTACCTGCAGTTGAGTAGATACACGAGCATACAAAAGAGCTATTCCTTGATCAGACACTCAAGCTCCAAAAGTTTTTCAATTTTGTCATAGAAATTTTCTATAGTGCTGTCATTACTAAGAACAGCATTAAAATTATAATCATTCAATTCTTTTTCGGATATGTGATTGTTTGGAGCAAGAAGTCCAGGTCTGTTTACTCTCCACATGGACCCCCCGTGAAACATCACAGCCTCCGCTTCATTAGTAAATCTGCAGTCTGAAAATACAACCTTATCATGTTGCTCAGCTTTTTTAAAAGCTTGATCCACCCAAAAATCTTTACCAAAAATATTACGTCCCACTTCAGTACCCATTTTTTGGATAAGCTCTCTTACTTCAGGATTATCTTCTTTAGCTCTATCCCAACCACCAAGCCTGACCAATGTTGATAATTTTATGGAAGATATGCCAAACGCTACGCTTGGATCTAATGCAAGTAGTGCTTCCCTCATTGGATCAGCAAAAGATACCCGCGTAAATCCATGATTTTTAACTAGATACTCAGCGGCAGTATCTTTTCCAGATCTAGCCAATCCAGATATTCCAATAAATTTAGTCATTTTGTCTCCTATCTATATAGTAACTTTATACAGAAATACTAACACAATGCAGTTTGACACACATGGGATAATAGATTAGTAGTAATTGCAGACCGTAAGGCCCCGAGTGAAACAGAATAACAAACAGGATCCATATCAGTGCAGTAAATGCAAACAAGTATTTGTTGTGATGAAATTGGCTAGATGTTGTGAATTAAAACATCAAGGTATTGTATTTGTTAGAGATCCTAGACAAGAACCTAGACCTAAAAATTAAATTTATCTAGATAATAAATCTTGAAATGCTTCATTATAGGTCGAGTAGCAAGCAACTTCTAAATTAGTAAGTTTATTGTAGACAATAAATTCATCTATCTCATCAGTAGTTATTTTTAAAATTACAAACATTATTTATTTTCCAATCCTAAGTAACAGCAGTATAATCTGTTCTACCATCATCATCTGCTAACGTCACATAACCAGCTGTAGTCATTGAACCAGTTGTACCAGCTGCATAGGTAAAACTGAATGCCCCACCCGAAGTTGGTCCATCAAAATAAGTTCCTAAAGTATCTACAGGTTCAATCAATACAGCATCAATATTCATTATTCCTCCACCAGTACCCTTAGATATCCAAAGTCTTATTTTATTAGTACCAGCTGGTGCAGTTGCAGCTCCAGTATTTACTCTTGTCCAAGTAGCAGCAGGCATTACAAAAGTCTTTTGAACTGAGCCATTCAAAAGAGTATTTCCATTGTAGAAATCTATGTTAATAGTGACACCACATGCTGAACCTGTATAGACATAAGCACTAGAAGTATATACTCCACCAGAATAATATTTACTTGAACTAGATTCAGTATAGTATGCTGTAAAGACAGTCCCATCTGTACCTACAGTAAGGCTAGCTGGGGTCTGATAAAAACGAGTAGTGTCACGACCAGTAGAACCAGTTCCAGTCCAGTAAGTTGCGTTAGTTGTAAAATTAGGATTTTCGCAGCGGTTGTATCGAATTGTTGAACTTGTAGATACAGTATAAGTTCCATTATAGCCAGTAGGTACTACACCAGCGATAGTGACTTTATCACTAGTAGTAAATCCATGAGCAAGGGCAGTAGTAATTGTAACTAAAGAACCACTACCGCTTGTAGCAGTAATATCAATAGCTGATTTACTAGTTCTCTCCCCCTGAGTCGCTGTCCAGTAAGTAGTCGGAGCCTGACTAGTGACCATACTTGAACCAGTCCAACTTCTAATAATGGCTGTAAAACCTTGATAGTTCGGATATTCTTTTAAAGTAATTGAATGAATATAAGAAGTAGAGCTAGATATTGGAGTAAATGTTATATTTGGCACAACGCCTTTTGGAAAAGGAACATCAAAAGTTACAGTTGCTTCTCCGTCTGTACCGGTAGCCCAATCACTAGAAGCAATTCTTCCTGTTTTTACTTCAAATGGATTTGCATCATACCAACCAGGAGCATTTGCACCCGGAGCAGCATAACCACTCTTCAAAAGCTGCCCAGGCTGAGATGAAGCATTAGTATATGTAAGCCCTCTAGTAGCATTTGTATATGGAATTCTATATGTACCAGAAGTTGGAACAATTGCATTAGCAAGACCACCAGCTAAAGCAAATGTAAGGGAAGTAGTCCCCATTGTAACATCACCATTTACAATATTTGTAAAGGTTTTATCGGAGTAAGTGCTGCCATATTGAACATATATTCCATATCTTACAAAGTTTTCTGAAGCTAAATCAGAATCAAATGCTCTGGTAAATATGAACGGAGTAGTAGTGCCAACCGCGCCTATACCAGTCACTACATAAATACCGTTTTGTAGAGCAGCAGTTTGATTTTTAATAAGAACACGATCATTTATAGCAAGACTTTGACCATCAATAGTAGTTTCAGTCCAGTTAACAGATGGAGTTATTGTAAGAGTCGACCTAATAGTGCTTATAGTCCATGTAGTATAAGTACCACTTCCAGAAGAAGCAGTTATAGTAACAGTCATACTTGATTGACTTATTAAAGTAATAGTTCCATCCATATAAGTGCTTGGAGTATCTGTAACGCTAATACGCACACTTTGACCAATAGACAGGGCATGAGGTGAGCTAGCTAAAGTTAGAGCAAAAACAAGACTTCCACTAGAAGCAATAGTTTGATATGTTGATGATGTTATTCCAAAATATCCGGTACCATCAGTACTTGTAGTTCCTAAAGCATTAGAGTAGGTAGCAGTTATTGTCCCACCAAGAAGATTACCGAGAGAGTTACTATCTGAAGCACCTAGTGCTGCAGTAGTTGCACACTTTACTTGTTCTCTCCAAATTAAATTAATAATTTGACTATCTAAATATGCTCTATTTACTAAACTAGTATCATATTTTACGCTTCCAACATCAGAACCGGTGACAGTCGGAATATCTCCTGTAAATACTGCGTTATTTATACCTCCACTAAATACATGCGTTGCTGCAGTATAAGTTAGTGTCCCCTGACCAGTAGTCCCCGTACCACCGGAAGCCTGAATACGAGAGTCGTAGTCAGTTGTTGTTGCTCCCGAGTGAAAATCAATAAATGGTGTTGTTAATACTCCTAACTTACCAAGCTCTATCGAGCCGTTTGCATCTCCACCAAATAAAGCAACGCGAACAGCACCAGTTTGCACTTCAAATTGCCCATTTACCGTCAGTCCTGTACTAGTTGCAGTTCCTGTAAATGCAGGATCAGTAAACATAGTTGCTTTAGATTCATTAGTTACGTTACCAAGGCCAACCATTGTAGCTGTAATACCAGTTACATTTCCTGTAAATGCATGTGTTGCTGCATTGTAAGTTAATGTTCCTTGCCCTAATGTTCCATTACCTCCAGATGCAATAATGCGAGAGTCATAGTCAACTGCTGTAGCTCCCGAGTGAAAATCAATAAATGGTGTTGTTAATACTCCTAACTTACCAAGCTCTATCGAGCCGTTTGCATCTCCACCAAATAAAGCAACGCGAACAGCACCAGTTTGCACTTCAAATTGCCCATTTACCGTCAGTCCTGTGCTAGTTGCAGTTCCCGTAAATGCAGGATCAGTAAACATAGTTGCTTTAGATTCATTAGTTACGTTACCGAGTCCGACATCAGTTTTGGTGACAGTATCCCAAGCAGGAGCAGCCGAGTTAGTACCATCACCAGTTTGACGTAGGAATTTCTTAGTACTAGTAGTATTTCCAAGTAATTTAGTAGCTGCTCCAGATGCTCCGCCGTAAATAATGTCGCCCAAAGCGGTCATTAGTGTAGAAGAAATATATGCGTTAGTTGCTGTAAACGCCGCACTTCCTAATGTTCCACCACCACCAATGTTAAGACCGCTATTGCTGTCATTAGTAGCACTTATTGCAATTGTGTTATTTACGCTAAGAGTCTTACTATTAGCAATTGTCAAAACACCTGTGCTAGTTGTAATTGTTAGGCCATTGTAAGTTTTACCTGTAAGAGCTGATGCAATTTTTCCATCAGCAATTGCAGTGGCATTCCAAGTTCCTGTGCCAATTGACCCAACTGTAGTGATACTAGTAGAACCTCCCCATGTAGAGAGGGCAGTATTCTCTACGTTGCCAAGGCCAACCACAGATTTAGGAATGCTTGTAGTAGTCCCTAAAGTTCCATCAGCAGCATTAGTTACATATCCCGCTACAGTCAATTTTTTGATAAGTACGTCAGACGAAGTGCTTCCAATATTGACAGTTCCACCTAAATTATTTAGGCTTAGTGTACTAGGAGTATTAAATGTAAAAGCACCAATTTCATTAGAATCTATACGTAAGTTAGATGTTCCGCTAGTAGCTTCACCAATCTGGAAAGCATGAGCAGTTGAGGTAGTTGTAACATCTGTAGTAGATGTAAGACGAATAGTGTCTCCAGTAAATCCTCCAGAAGATGTGTAGATATTTCCAGAAGATGTGTAGATATTTCCATTAAGAGTTCTAATATTTCCAGTGGATGTATAAATTGCACCACCAGCACTAACATGCCCGGCAGTATCAACATTTGCAAAAGATGTAGTGCCAGGAATAGAAACTGTAGAAGTTGAAGAGCCGATGGTGACATCCCCGCCAAGTGAGTTTACACCTATGGCAGATTTATTACTACCAGTACCACTATAAACTTGAATACTATTACGGTCCATTTGTAGGTTTACATCGCCATTAGCCCCCAATTGAAACCCTTGAGTACCAGTGCCGACACCACTGGTAGCGGTAGCTCTTAGTCTTGCATATGTTCCAGTTCCAGCATAGCTAACTCCACCATCATAGACAGCGGCACCATTTACTTTCAAATCACCTACAACTGTAATAGTAGATGCACTATTTCCAATTGTTACGTCTCCACCAAAAGTATTTACATTTAGTGTTCCACTTGCGACGGGGCCAGATAACGCTTGAATTCCATTGTTATCCATACGAACGTTAGAACTATTGGTCATTCCAATTTGAAGTGGGTGGGTATTTGAATCTAAAGTGTATTGAGTAGTGGATGCAAGGTAAAGTCTCAAGGTATCAGGCATCTCTATACCGGATGCAGCATTTATAGTTATGGTTTTATTATTAGTTGTTTCGGTAATAACCATTGGTAGGTTATTAAATTTAAAACCCTCAATATTAAAAACAACACGTTCTAAAGTTGTAATTTGGTCCGAGAATTCAGACCATACAAATTTAGTGCTAGCTATTCGAATGGTTGAAGGACTAACCGAGTCAGCAGCCTCATCAAAAATACCCGAAATTACTGCTCCATACTGCGGAGTTATCTCACCATCTGTAGCATCAATATTTGATGCATTGGCAGATAGTTCAAACCCAGAAGCTCTATCGCCAGTAGTGAGTTTTAAAGTAGAACTTACATTCCTATAAGTATCTGTAATATATTTATATTGGTACTGCCCACTAGATAGAGTAGTTGTATCGCGATCAGCATCCGGGAAAGGCACATAAGTTTCTGTAGAGTCATACATCCCAAGCGATGGACGAGTTAGCATAGTTTTGCTAAAAGTATTATTTCTAAACCCAATGTTGTCAAAATAATCTAAGTGAGCAGACTGACTTGTTAGATTTATATCTAACCAAGTTTTAGTACCTTCGATTGACGCCTGAGCAGGATCATAACTGATAAGATCATCAGTGCTACCATACCAACGATTAGTGGGTAGGTATGTGCCATAGAAAAAGTTAGATGCAGTAGACAGATAAGCATTATCAGCAATGTAACCAATTGAAACAGAATCAGTAAGTTTTGTAGCAGAAACTACACCATTACCGTCATGCTTTAATAGCCAACCCGGAATATCAAGATAGATATCGGCACTAGTTGCAAAGTTAGTAGGGTCTGCTGCTTCGTAAGCAGCTTTTATGCTTTCACCATCAATAATGATTAAATCTGTTTTATACATAGCTGGAATATCTACTCCAGTCTGTTCATTGTCTAGATATGCCAGCATATAAGTATTAGCATTACTTAGAAGGTATTTATTTATTCCAGCATCCCACTGAGCTTTTGTTGCAGTAGACAAAACATTAGATATAGCAGTAGTAGACCCATTACCGTATCTAAGTCTTATAGCAGATAAATCTAGTGCAGCTTCATATACTTTATATACGGAATTAGACCTAGCTTGATGAGAAGTTAGAGTTAAAACTTGATCCGCTGGAGTAGAAGTTCCATTAGCAGTTATATAAAAATAGTTAGTAGACGGTGCAGGGCTAGTTAAAACAGTAAAAGTATATCCGGACGTGCCGTCTGCTATTGTATGAGGAGAGTGTGTAGTAGTGCTGTATGTTGCATCAACATCTAGAAATACTGTATCTCCAGCAGAAAATCCGTGTGATGTACTATTTACTTTTAAGTAATACCCCCCGGTGGTATAACTTTCTATCGAAGTTATAGTTTTTGCCACTGGAACATAATAAGGGAATAGGCTTATACCAAAATATAGACTTCTACCAATATCAAAAATTCCGTAGTCGTCACCCGCGGCATAGTCAATTGTTGCAGTCAAATATGTAGATAATCCACTGCTAGACCAAGTAAGTTTTCCACCATAAACACTATCACTTTGATAAGGAGTTGCTATATCTAAGGTAGCTAAAGTTAACCCAGTGCCAGCAGACCAAGAAGTTGTAGCGGTTTGTAGTACATCGTCAACATCTTTATACTCAAAGCTTGGATTTTCAATTATATTTATATCTTCTGCTGAAACATAAGTAACACCTTGATTAGAAAAATATCCATAATCAAATTCAGACCTTGAGTAATCTCGAAGATAAAGACCGGCAATATCTTTTATAGCAAGAATAGAATAGCCAGAGATTTGATCAACCGTTACGTCAGATCCGGCACTATAATATTTATAAGTTGTATCACTTACGTCTACAATTATTGAAGAGTTGGTGTTAAAACTAGAATCTTCAACAACCCTAACTTTAATGTAATCCCCTACAGAATAATTGTGCGCCGCAACAGTTATTGTTGCAATTTCAGAATCTCTAGATGCAGACAGTACGCTAATTTGTTCATCTATATAAGATTTAAAAAGACCGACGTAAGTACCGGAGGTAACTCCGTCGTCTGTTAACCCTAGATCAGAACTTTCAAGAAGAGTTCCATAAATTACATAATCTCCAAAAGTTCTTTTGACTAAAGGTTGGCTAATATTCCAATAACCAATAGTGCCAGAGTAAGCATTAATATCCCCACGAACGTAGACGTTAGCAAACTCAGAGTTTCCGTAACCATCAATTCTCCAACCAGATACTCCTGGAAGATAATTTAAACTGGAAATAGATTTATTATCTAAAATTACATCTTCACCAATTTCACTAGATCCAATAGCATTTGCGGCAATAGAAGTGACGTAGTTTCTATTATTTAATTTAGTAACATCTTCATTCATAGCTCTTAAATAATCAGAGAGCTCTTTACTCCTCTGTATGCGTCTATTTGCCAACTTTATCCACCTCCCAGTCTGTAACTAGGGTCAAATCAATTTCTTCCGGAAACGCAGGACTATTTGGAACTGAAACCTTGATATTGTCAATCCTTCTAAGGATAACGTCTTTTCTAGGTTCTAGTACGCTAGCTAATCTACTATTAATGAATCCAGACTCGTCGTCAACTATAAGCTGACACCAGTCTCCAGGATTATAAGATCCAATAACTGGAGGCAAAGATCCATTAACTCTAATTATAAAGTCACCCTGAGGAGGCCTAGATTGATATAAAAATCTTTTAGCAGTTAGATAGAAATCTGCTTCTGAATCATAGTTACCCCAGTTATCTTTATTAACAGTTATAACTAAAGGATTATATTGAGTAGGCCAGTCAATTTTTTCAGCTCTATCTAGGATAGGCCAGCCAGCCTCAAGAAGACCACCATCCGCGGCTCCAGAAAATCGCGCCATAGAGTTTGGATCTCCGGCACCATTATTACCGGAAACAAACATTCTTGTAGCAGCGTTTTCAGCACTCTCACTCAAGCTAACATTCTCTACGTTTCCAGGATGCTCAAATGTAATTTTATCAGCACCAAAAGCATAAGGAGGAGCAACTTCACCTATAGGAAGAACGCCGTTTGCTTTTGTAGCTAAATACTCTTTAAGTGTTACAGGAGTTATAGGTATTAAAACAAATTTACGTTTAAAAGTACTTACACCGCTTGAAGCATCTAAAGTACAATCTATTCGATAATTAAAGCCATTTACTGAGTTGCTGTACTGCTCCATATGAGCATCAAGAGTGACCATATCGCTACCACGAACAATGGTGTTTGGGTAGAAATTACCGGTATAAGTAGTGCCATCAAAATCTAATCCACCAATATTTGCATTGTTGGGAAACTCTCCATAGCTTCTAGAAAATACAACTGGGGTTATAGATACATAAGGAGCATTTATTGCTGTACCGTTAGGACTCAAAGCTTGCATAGCAATACCGCTTGAAGCTACGTAAGCAGAAGTTTCTGCACTTGAGATATCAAAATAACTATTAGTTCTAGCAGTTACAGTTGCAGCATTTAAATTATAAACTGCAGGGAGTACACCTTTTATAGTTATTCTATCATTTGTAGAAAAACTATTGGTAGCCATAAATCTTACAGTTCCGGAAGTTGGAAAAGTAATATTTGTAATAGTTCCAGATGTAGGAATGCTAGAGATAGCGTTAGCTACTGTATAACTAAAAGTATCAGCATCTATTTTTGTAATTAAAACTGGGGAACTGTCAGTTGGATAATATTTGGAGTATGCTGTACCTGGAAGTACAAGTTTTACTAAATCTTGATTAGAAAAACCATGCCCTGGAGAGTATAGAGTGATAGTTTTTGTACCAGAAACAGCAGAAATACCGTAAACAGTCTGAGCGGTAATTGATTCAGAATAGTCTAGATAAGCATATGCATACAATCTAACGTAAGCAAATGGAGCCCCGGTTGAAGTGCTGGATGCGGTTGCCCCGTCTATATCAACTTTTACTTGACTATTTGATGCAACACTTATTTTACCTTTGTCATTTAATCTAGCAGCGTTTCCCCCGGTAAATCCAACAACGGTAAGCATTTGTCCTGTAGAAAAAGGTAAGCTAGTTCCATTGTAAGTTAGTTGAGTCGTAGTTGCAGATCCAGAAGTAAGAGCTTTAGCATCTGAAACCAGCATTGCAGTAGAAACTGCCTTACCATAGTTCGGGCTGCTCAAAGTTTGCACCCCTATGGTTGATGCATTAGTTAGACCTTCAACATAAACTTCAAACCATTTAACAGTTGAACCTGGATTGCTAACTTCAGTAATAGTGTAAACATTGCTCCACGCAAGACTTTTAGCAAAAACATTACCGGCATTAAGTTTTTTAATTTTTGTAACAGTAACTTTAGACCCAACTGTATAGTAATGCTCAGCAACTGTTGTAAATCTTATAGTTCCAGATTTCTTATTTGAAGTATTTTTTGTAAACTGATATTTAGATATCTGAGCAACTCCTGATGTTGGTGCAGTAGTTACTCCAGTTCTAAAATTAGTAAGAGTATAAGTAAAACTATTATTATCTACAGATTGAATAGTGGCTCTATACCCATTGTTGTCATAATCTTGAAAAGCCGTAGGAAATATTAAATCAATAGAATCTTCAACACTAAATTGATGATTATCTTTTCTAACTGTAACCACATTGTTTTCACAGCTTACGCCAGAAATAGTTACCATGTATTTTAAACTTTGTTGATCTAACTGAGCACTAGTTCTTGTAACCGTTCCACTAGTAGTTTTATATTTTTCATCTCCAGCTGCATACTTAGCTGAATTAATTGCTAAAGCTCTATAGGTAAACGAGTCTCTTGTTGGAGAAATAGTTCCAACCTTGTGAGTACCATCAGCAGCAGTAACTCCAATAGCTACATATACAGAATCTCCAACGTTAAATTTAACTGGGACTTGAGTTTTTATTCTTACTGTAGATCTTTTATCAGTTGCATCGGCGGCATACCCAAATACTTTGTAGTCAGTTACAGTGTAAACTCCGTCTGGCTCTCCTACAGGTCCATATTCTGGAAGATCGTATCTAAATATATTCTGACCTTTAACTCTACCCGTTACACCAGCGGCTGTTGCTGTTTTAGCCCTAGTAATATTGTCATCTATGGAGTAAGTAACATAACTTGAACCATCTAAACGTCCTTGTATTGAATCAATTATTTTAAATGAACCATTTAAAAAAGTAAGTGAGCCAGTGAATCCGGCTACAGTAAGCATATTGTCATTAACAAAACTATTATTTTTACTAGTGTATAAAGTAGCTACTCCGGCAAGTGTAGAGTAGTGAGTAATTTTTGTACTAACTACGTTGGTATCAGGATCAGTATTAGAGACAGCACTTACTTTATGGAATCCGTTATAAAGTGGTTGGCTCCAACCAGCTCCGTCTACACCAGTAACATACACATACATATCAGTTCTAAGGGGAGTTTCCTCTGAGATACCTAACTCTATTTCAGTTAGTGCACTTGCATAATTTATGGTATTTGTGCCAGCTAGCGTAGTAAAAGTCGTTTGCTCTGCTAGATAAGTGGTACCATCTTCTTTTGTAGTAGACACCCCAGTAAGCTCATATGAAACAGTTTTTTTAGCGGCATCCACGGATGTGAGAACAACTCCTCCCCCATCTCCATTTGTTAAAGCAGTGTACATATAACTATCATTAACATCTTTTTTAGTGTCACCGGCAAGGCTAGTGGTTATAGTATCTCCTTTAACAAAAGGAAAAGTTCTACTCTTACTTAAAGATAATTGAAGAGTGACTATGAAAAGACTTTTATCAGCATTATAAGATCTCTTAGCCGAAGTCACGCCATATGGTTTAGTAGTTTTTAAAGCCCTAGTAGCTACTTCATATTTATTGGTGTATATATTAGTAGATGCAATAGCTACCTGAGAAACAACTCCTGGAGATCCTGAAGCAGTGTTCACTCCCGCGTAAGCAGTAGCTGAGTTTGATTTATACCCACCGGCAATAACCGATCCATAAGGATTAGCCACTTTAAATGTAGTTCCGTTTGCAAACGTTACAATGCTATTTATTACGTTTAATTTATCCTTATTTGCATTTTTTACAGTTACATAATCTCCTTCAGAAAAAGTATTTGCTCCAGTGTATGTGATTAAAGAAGAAGTTGATGTGGCATTTGTAATAGTAACAGATCCACGAGGATTAGTTATTGCATAAGTAAATGTATTATTGTTAGTTACGCTAAGTATTTTAACATTTGAAAAATTAAAATAGTTGTATCCACCAAAAGTTGGAACACCGGTAATAGTCACCCTACTACCCACTTTTAATTTAAATAAGCCATTTGTGTCTACTACGTCAACAACTACAGTTGCAGTAGTTGCACTAGCAGATACTTTAGTTATATTGTAGGCAGGAACAGTTACACTAAAAGTATTACTGCTAGGAGTATCAAAAATTAAACGATTACCATCTACGCTCTCGTCTACATTTCGTATATCTACGTTTTGACCCGGCACCAAATCATGGTTAGTAGACGTAGTTAGGGTTACAACCCCCCCACTAGAAACTTTATTAGTAATTTCATATGGAATCTTAACTCCTGGAGTAATAATCTCATTAGCAAATTGAGTGTCAATAAAGTCTTGAGCAGCCTCCTTCATCAACTCTTTTAGATATTCGTAGGTATCAACTCGTACAGAAATACTCACGTCTGTATAAGTTCCAGACGGAATATTTGGAATAGTTATGGCAAATTTAGTTGTTGTTGGGGTAGTAGAAGAAGACAGCGGATAGTATCCGTTGTATTGAATCAAATCAGACCTAGTAAAGCTAACATATACTCGATTTAGATTTCCATAGTCATCTAAAACTTTAATAGGAATTTTTAAGTTTATATTGCTAGTATTTTGCAAAGAAACTATAGCTGGAAGATCTTTTGTTTGTTTAAATACATTAGCCGTAAATTGATAAGAATATGTTTTCCAGATAATACGATGCTTTAGATAACTAGTAAACTCTGAAGCAGTGACGTTTAAAGATCTCCCAAAAAGATCATAAGTTCTACCCCAAATAATGCCGCCCCACATACAGACGTCATCACGAACAACGTAAAGAGCAGACTTTCCCGGAAGTAAGGAGTTATATAAATCAAGATCTTTAGTCTGTTTATTGATAGAAATCTTTCCATCAAAACTTCCTGAACCTTTTAAAGTTCTTTCATAGACAACGTCTTCAAAAGGGATCTGAGCAAGAATTTTATTAGACACAATATCAACGGCATAGTAGGTGTACTTAGCTGCTGTAGCAGACGTACCTATTGGATATGCTTCTGTCATCTAGACCTCACGTAATTGTCGTTGTATCTATTCTAACCGATCCAGCCGGAACGGTATTGGACTACTACTTTAGTTGGAGCAGTTGTAGATACTGAAGTGTCACCAGTTTGAACTTGTATTGTATTAGCTCCTGGAACTAGCCTTAACCAATCTATATTTGCATCTAAAATAGAACGCCCGGCATCAGCTATATCTCGATATTTGACAGTCTGATTGTAAGTATCAATTACAGCAGTATCAGCATTTAATAGATTAGCCGTAGAGCTAGACACACTGGTAGCCGACAAATCAGCACCGGACGATGCGTATGTAAAAGTATTTGTAGTAACTGAAGTAACAGTTGCTGAATTATAATCAAAAGATCCGTAACCGCTAATAGAAATGCTGACAGTATCTCCTACAAATAACCCGTGACCAGTTGAGTTTGAGGTAGTTAAAGTTGCCACATTGCTAAATCTAGATACATAGCTAATAGGCACAGAATAACCCGCCGCTCTTAACCGTTTAACTAACTTTATAGAAGTTGAATTAGTGAGATTTTTTATATAACTTCCACTAGCCATCGGGCCAGTTAAAGTTATAACTGTAGGTACAGAAGTGTTACCTAAGTTAGTTATGCTTGCGCTTGAGTAAGCTAATTTTGCAGAACTACCCGTTCCAGAAACGTAAGCACCGGAATAGCTCCCGGCTACTTCAAACCAAGTACCACTTGGATCTACGTTAGTAACAGCTACTGGAGAAGTGGAAGTTGTATTATATCCTGATGGACTTACTCCTGAAATAGTCACATAATCTCCTGCTACAAATGTATTTATAGCGGTGTATCTTCTAATTCCAGCTCCCTGGGAGACGTTTGATATAGACTCAGAAACTTTAAACTGAAAAGGAGTAGCTGAGTAATAGCCATCAGTTGCTTCATAGTTCCACCCATATTTAACTGGATCTCCAGCACGAAGTTGAATGCTGAAATCTATACGTCCACGAGCATTTTTAACATCCATGGTTGGCTGACCGACCATAAAGACTTTAGAGATCTTTACAGGTCCTTCATCTACAGCTAGAGTTCCACCTAGATAAACTAAAGGAGAAAGCGCAGATATTAGTTTAGATCTTGCAGCAGCTATATAGTCTGGATGTGGAGGAAGAATAGATCCTTCAAGAGTTATAACCCTAGCTTTCCAACGTCCACGAACGTCATATGAACCATCGTCTAAACCACGTGCGATATCTGGAACGTCAGTATCAGGAAGAGTCCACCAACCTTTAATATCGGTGCAAACCCAAACAACGTTATTTTCATCAATAGTGTTAAGAACAAGACCGTTAATGTTAATATCTGCGTTTAACTTAAGTCCGCTAATATACGGAGTAGGCATTTTACGTAGAGCTGCATTGACAATATTATTTTCAAGTGCTTGTTTAGATGCAGCAAGAATTGTAGAATCTTTAGTTTCTACCTGACTTTGAATGGTGCTCGGAACTTGATCAAAGTTTTCATAAAATTCTTCAATATACGAGTCTTGTTCAAAAAGAATAGCATCTAGGCTAAATTTAGTTATCGTGCTAGACGTTGTAGGGGTAAACTGAACTTTAGCTTTTACAGCAGTTCCAGGAATAGTTGCAGCAAGAACCGTGGCTCCGATTCTATACCAAACCCCGTCTGCTGGAACATTTAGAGCTGTAGTTGAAGATAAAACAGAAGAGTTACTTGAGTCATACCAAGTAGTAGTCATAGTAATAGATCCAGCAGTAGATCCAGAAGCTATTTTTAAATAAGCAGAAATAGAGTAGTCTTTGGATTCATCTATAGTTACGTAGTCTGTAAGGATTACACCAGTTGACGTCGACGTTACGGAAGATACTTGTAAGCAAGAAGTTCCAATAAATCCATCAGTAGTGATTCTTGCAATAGATGCGGTGGATAGGGCTGACCAGCCGGTAGAATTTGTTCTAAACGAGGCATTAGGAATTAAATTTGTACGTGTCATTATTTGGTACTCAGCCCTAGTTTTTTAATTTCAGTCAGTATTAGATTATTTATTTTTCCAGTATCGCCAGCAGCTATTGCTTTCTTTCCTTCAGTGGAAGCAGCAATTACAGCAAACGCTATTGCTTTATTTGTCTCACCTTTAATAAGATCTCCATAGCCTTCAAATTTGGCAGCAGCCTTACCCCAATTTGCAGCACTAGTCTTCATCGTATCACTGGCTGTCGTAAAAGTTTTTAATTGCTCTGAATCAGTTTTATTTGCCGCTTCAAGGATAGGATTTCCAGTTTTTCCGGTGCTAGTCAATTCTCCAATTTTACCGATATTAACTAGGGTAGTAGTTCCAGCTAATGCATCAAAAGCATTTAGATCTTTTCCATTGATTTTAACTTTAATTGACTTTAAAGCACTATTAAATAATTCTGTTGAGAAAAACTTACCGGATACGTTATATCCCTCTTCTTGTTTAAACGCATTAGGATCTTTTTTTATAGCGTTGTATCTATTTGGATTTTTTGTTTTTAGTTTTTCTAACTCAGACGGACTATAAATATTTCCAGCATACTTATAATAACCCCTTGATTCATTAGTTATACTGCCTCTTCTTCCAGTAAGAGCATAAGATAAGTCAGAAATAGCATTTGTAACTTGATTCTGTCCTTCTTGAGTCTTAAAACCAGTGACATTTTTATTAGCATCTAGTTTAAAGAAGTTTTGAGTAGACAAATCTCCAATGGCGTTAGGCAATAGTCCTGAAGTATTTGGAGCTAATTTAAAGTTTCTAGCCGCTTGAGACTGAGCCGCAGTATACCCATTTGTTCCATATATAGTTTTATAATCATAAATATTTGGATTAGGTTGAACTGACCCTAAAGGTATAAATTTATTTGGAGCAACTGCAGTAGGGAGACCACCAGGGGGAGGAGTTACTCCAGGCGTAGTAGGCGTAGATTTGTTAATATTTTTTATATCTGTTAAAAGTTTATTAAATGATTCATTAGTCAATACACCTTTATCAGTATATCCAAGATCTTTTTTAAGATCTGTAAGATTACTTTTACCAACTAGTCCAGCACCAACTAATCCTTGTAGAACACTGTCCTTAGTATCTTTGGTTATGCCGGATAAAGACCCTAAAGCTCCTGCAATGTCAGTAGTACCTAAAGTACTATTTTGCGCAATACTTCCAACTGTATTTAAAATATTTTCTTGATTTGCATTTCTTAGAGATAGTTGAAAAGCTCTTTTATTAGTTAAAGAAAATGCTGCTAATGCCTCATCCATGGCTGCAGTTTGCTTAGTTGCATCTTTACTATACGTTGCTCTAATTTCGTGGGTAGTGGCAGGAATAACCCTACTTGCAGTTGCATCAAACTTTGAAGCTAAAGCAGATCCTTCTGCTTTAGTTCCTACATATCCAGCAGCTACAGCTTTTTCAGCAAATCCTTGAACTTGATTTAAGCTTTCAACCGACATATTTGCAACGGCAATTCTAAATTCTTTAATACCTTTTTGACGTTCAGCTTCCGCAGCTATAATTCCGTCAACAATAGTCCCACCGACAGATAATAAACCACCAACAACCATACCGCCAGGTCCAAACATGGAAGCAATTCCACCAATAGCCTGAGTAGCCATACCAACGGGACCCATGGTACCAGTACCCATGCCAACTAAACCGCTCACTGCCATGGCTCCCATACCTAAGCCACCAGCAACACCTCCACCGCCCATGCCGCTAAACAAACCTTTTATACCGGCTCCAGCAGCTTTAAATCCAGACTTACCTCCAGTAAGAACTAAATTAGGATTACCTCCTTTAGTACCAGGTTGACCATAGTAAGCAGCTTCATTTGCGTTTACAAATGGAGCTTTATATGCACCATTTGCAAGCTCGGTACCCCTAAGTAGCCCTTGATTGGTTATATTTTCTTGTCCAGCAAGTGTAATATTTTCTAACATTTGCGTATTTAATTTATCTAATGCAACGGAATCCATGCCCTGAGCTTTTGCAAGTTGTTCAATTCTTAAAGCCAACTCTAATGCTTGATTAGCATCCATCTCCATTAGGTTAGTGCTTTTTTGGGTGGTTTCATCAAATAGGGTTGCAGTTCTAGAGTTAGAAATCATTTGAAGTTCTAGCTGAGCTAAACGATCTTTAGCAAAACCAGCTTCTCTACCCATTGCCAAAAGCTTTTGATTATTAGCTGTTGCAGAAGCTCTTCTAAGTTTTTGCCAGAATGTCTCACCTGCTAGTCCAGCAAGTTTCATTTCTCTACCGAATGCTTGATGAGCTTGTTGGGCAGCCCTAGCCTTCATAGTGGTAGTTCCCATTATATTAGCAGCTTTAGCTAAATAACCTAGAAATATTTCAAGAGCTTTTTTACCTAATATAAAAACTGCACCGAGAGCAAGCATAGGCCCATGTAAAGCTCCAAGGAATCCTAATATTGTTTTTACAATAGGAGAGTTTACAAAGTTAGCAAATGCATCAAAAATTACTTTAAGAGAGTTGAAGAATGTAACAAGCGTACCTTGATCAGCAAAAGCAGCTAAAATCTTAGCCACGTCAACTAAAATACCTGCAATTTGCACACCTACTGCTTGACCGTTTTCAAGTATAGTTTTTACGTAAGGAATTGCTTGTTGTATAGTATCCCAAAATGCTTTTGTATCTTTACTTCCAGCTAGATCAACAAAAATACCAAGAAATTTACCAATAGTAGTTAAAGCAGCTACAGCACCTTTAGTAGAATTTTCAAGCCACGAAGCAAATGATTTACTTCCAGTAAATTTTTCAAACCCCTGTGTTACCTTATCAATAAAATCAAGTAAAACTCCACCAGCACCACTCTTAGGGCCGCTAGGGAAAGTTGCTTTAATGATATTTTTTATTCCATCAAATACCGTGCTAAATGCTTTTCCAAGACGTGCAGACACGTCTCCAGCAAGAGCAAACATTCTCTGAAGGCTACCGGTAAAACTACCTACTTTAACTTTTTTATCAAGACCTGCAAGGTATTTATCTACCCAATCAGCAAAACGTTTTGTAATAGGTTCAGCAGCATGAAGAAGAGTTATTAAAATACCAAATGAAGATTTAGTAGCACTTCCAAAACTATGAATAATTCCAGTAGAACTTTTAAAGAAACCAGCTAGTTGCTGTAGATTTTGAGGATTTTTAAATGCACTTGCAAAAGTCTTAGTTGCATCTCCCATTGCAGATGCAACCTGCTTTAATCCAGTTTTAAATATAGGAAAGCCATACTTCATAATAGTATTTATTGACTCTGTAAGTTTAGGTATAAAACCTGCAGCAACTTCTTTTTTAAGTGTTTGCATTTGCGGTCTAAGGGCAACTACAAACTTTACAAATTCTAGTTGTACATCAGACAAAGCTGCTAAAGGTTGATACGCACTTGTAGCAGTAATACCCTTTTTAACGGCTCGGAAAGCTTCTTCACTTTTGTGCTTAGTTTCACGAAGATTTAATTCTGCATTTTTAAAAGCAAGTTCTGTTTGACGACGTAGTCGGTTATCTGGTGGGAGATCTTGAACACGTGCCAATGCTTCACGAGCAACTTCAAGTTTGAGTGCAGCATCTTCCTGGGATAAAGCGGCTTCTTCAGCAGCAAATTTTAATCCAATATATTCTTGAGTGGCAGCTCTAAATGTATCATTTAAAGCAGTTTGAGATTGCCAAACTGCACCAATAGCGTTTGACACACCTGACATAGCAACTTTGACGCCAACAAATCCAACTCCTACAGATGCCATAGCACCACCGAGTGCTACAGCTGCAGGAGCTGCGGCTCCAAGTACTCCTACAACAGATAAAAGACCTCCAGCTAGATCTCCAATGGTTCCGGCTATAGTTCCAAAAGCTGCTTGCATTTTAAGCCCAGTACGCTGCAGTTTCATAAAACGATCTGCTGCCATTTCAGCAGGACCTTTAATTTTTTGCAGAGAGGTGGCAGCAACGTTTATGGCTCGGTTAAGTTGATAAAACTGATTCTCGCCTTTTTTAACTCCACGAAGAACTCCTTGTTCAAAACCTTTTCTAAAGTTTTCAGAAAATTTTCTAGTTATGTCTTCTTTAAAAAGTTTGTCATAACCACGACCAGTTTGCTCTAGCCTTTTTCTAAATCTCTCAATATCGATTTCAGCTTTTTTAGTATCAGCTCCTACAACAACATTGGCTTTACCAACTTCATTTATACCAGCCATGGGTATGACTCACCTCCTTCTTACAATTAACCCATCGGTTGATCTAGAATGCCGCCAAAAGGAAGCATTCCATCAAAAACCGGGGTAGGTTCAATATATGGTTTTACTGAGGCCTGTCTTGGATTGAAAGGCTCAATAATCTCTTCGGGCTCTAGAGGTTCTTCTGGAGCTCCTAATGTACTTATGTCATCGAAATCAGGACTAATTTCATCTTGACTTAGATACTTATACTCAGATCCATACAAAGAATCATAAATATTCTTTCTAAAGTTATCCTTGTAAATTGGCTCATATTCGCCAGAGTATCTGAAGTCTTCTTCGAGGAAATAGTGAAGGACGTCAAGCATGTCACATGCTTCCATACTTGCAAGTTGTAGACCGCTCACTAATGCCTTTCCGTTGACGTACGGCCAGAGATCAATCCCCCAACTTAGGAGACTGATGGCCGCTCTGTAGGGCGGCTTGAATACTCCTCGATGAGCCACGAAGTGATCTCGGATAGAGTTTCAACTGAAACAATTTTTTCTGGATCTTCTTGTAGAGCTACAAACTTTTCGTAGCTATCCTTCAAAAGAACTTTAGCGAAAAATAAAGTAACCGCATCTGCATTTCGAGTAGCATCGTCAGAAGAGCTAGCCGAAATAAGCTCTAGCATGGTTTTACCTTGAATCTGCTTTACGCATTGAAATTCTTGGCCGTGTAGTTTAAATGAGATTGGTTCAGCATTTGGGTCCTGATCACCAGTACCAAAGTCTTTAAATCGAGTCATTTGTTATCCTTAGTTTGTATTGAATACTTGCGTATTTATAGCTATTTAGCTATAGAATAAGTATAAATTATCTGTTAAATACCTATTTGCCTTGGTACCAGGATGATTGACTTTTTTTCTATAAATAAAGACTGCTCCTTGTCTAAACTTCAAATAAGACTTTCTTTTTGGAGTAGTAGTATGTTTTCTAGTACCCTCATGGTGCATAAGAGCATAAGGAACAGACGATCCTATATACATGTGTTGACCGTTGGCAGTTCTGCTATGGCCGTAAACTCTTATAGAGTTTCTAAGCCTCCCAGTTCTAACTCCCACCTGCCTTTTAGCTGCAACTTGAACTTTTTTAGCCCTTCTTGAAAGTTCTCTGCCAACATCTCCCCTAGGAGAATTTAAAAGATTTTGTATTTTTTCGTGGTATAAAGTAATTTTTATTTTTGCAGCCATTATGGAACCGCCAAAGTTAGCTCCATAGTTACAACTTGAAAGCCACCTTCCATATCGCCAGCTTCAACAGTTGCCATAACTCCTAAACCAAATATGCCATCCCACATGTCAAAAGACTTCATAGAAGACATTAAAACCCAAGCATCTACGGCTGATAAAGCAGCTCCTTGTTGGATTTTCTCCCCCGTTGGCGGGCGTCCATTCATTCCAACAGTAGGAATCTCACGGGCAATGCTGATATTAACAATAGCTGTGCGTGGAACATTACAACGCTGAGGAGTGCTTACCTGATCTCCTGGAGCTCCTAAGTACATTTGACTAAAAGAAACTACAACCTGATCACAGTCAATAGCTGGGGTACCCATTGTCCAATACCTACGCTGAGGCAGAGGAACATTGTATGACTGAAAAACGGTTTCTACTTTTTCAAGTATTCCGTCCATCATATCCTTGAGGTTTAAAGCATCCTCAGAAAAGTCACCAATATTCCCCGCCACAGACATAACTACTTAACCTCTGGGGTTTCTTCTGCAACAACTTCAACTACAGGTTCGACAACAATTTCAGGTTGAACTTCTTCAACCTTAGCTTCTACCTTCTTTGCAACTGGTTTTGCAGTAACTTTCTTTTCTTCTACTACTTCTACAACAGAATCTGAATCTGCAACAGTAGTTTTAGAAAGTAAAACACCGTCTTCACTATATACAGACATATCAGCAGCAGTGAAATTAGTTTGAGAAATATACATAAGTACCTTCTTTCTTAGCTATTTAACTTGATCTGGAGGTTTCCAGTTTCAAGCTCAGATACGGTCGTAATACCGGATACGGTCTTAGTTGCGTACAGAGTCCATGTTCCTGGGTCAACAAACCCCAGCACTGATTTTGCATCGTTATATGTAATTGTAAAAGATACAGAACTATTTGTATTATTTACAACTATATTGCTAGCTGCAATATCTAAACTTTTGGTAGACCCACCGCTGCGTATAGTGACTACTGGAGTCCAACCACCACCACTAAAAAACACCGATACATCTGCTCCAGTTTTTCCAACAGATGTCCAAGTAGCTGGAGTATTCTGAACTACAGCAATATCAAAGTTAGTGTTTGCAGTTAAAACAGCTTCCTTAGGAGTGTAGCGTCTAGCTCTAGGAGCATCTGGACTGAATACACGAGCACGAGCACGAGCTTTATCTGGGTTTACAGATTTTAAAAATAGGTCAATGACGTACACACCGGTACGAAGATCGTCAATAAAGTCTTGCGAGTCTAGAAGTGTATAAGAAACACCTTGACGAGAGATAGATGTAATACGCTGTGGAAGCATACAGTCATCGTCTCCAGCCCAAAGTTTAGCAAACTCCATAGCTAAAGTACGAGCAGCCATTTTACCGGCCATAGGAATTGGTGAGCCATAGGTATAGGTTACTTCAACGTTACAAGGAGTCCACGGAATACCAGCGGCTGCTTGGATTGTAGAGTGATCTACAAGATAGTAAAGATCTGGGCTAATTATGTCACCATTCATGTTCCTAATGGTGTGAATTTTAGTTACAGGACGTCCGCGTAGTTTAATTCTTGATTCGGGAGAAAGACCGTCGGATACAAGCTCTGTATATTCATCAAAATCAGCTACAGGAATATTGTAGAGCTGACCGCTAATTAAAGTTCCATAATAGTTTCTAGAAGATGGGCCAAGGCGATAAGCTCGTTTAGCACAAACGTAACGCTCAGTTACAGTTGTTTCACCAGTAAACTTACGGCCAGACATAGTCCACATTAGGTATGACGCAGTTTGGCAAGCCTCCTGAGCGAACTCAGTGTTTGCATATGATCCAAGCTCTTCTGGTTGGACCCATAGTGAAGTTCCCATAGTATATCTCCTAGATATGAATTAAGCGGCGTGCTGGCATGTCTCGCACACCAAGGCACGCCGCCTTCATCATTTAGTGGTTATTAAGAGGTTGGGTCCTCGTTTGACTTGATTACGCGGTCGACTGGCTGATCAGCGTTGAACGCTAGGTTACCAGGAACGTTGTATCCACTTGTGGATGCAGTACCTGCAACAGCTGATGAAGCAGAAGCACCTGAGGTAGTAGAGACGTTGGTAGTAGTGAGTGCAGTACCGGTACTAAGACCACGGGTTACCTTAGCACGACCATTAGTCCAGCTACCACCTGAAACAGTACCTGCTGTAACAGTCTCGGTTTGTAGGCTAGTAAGTGTAACGTTACCAGTTGCTACTCTAAAGTTGTTAGCGTCTATAACGCTTACTGGTACTGCACTAGTAAAGTTAAATCCAGCTGTAGAGAATCCAGCAATAGCCACTGCCTGACCATCAACTAAACCATGTGCGGTAGCGGTATATTTTACAATAGCAGGAAGAGTTGTAACAGCACCACTTTGGGAAGTTGCAATAGTTACTGGAACCGCTTTTTCGTAGACAATTGCAGAACCTGTAGTACCTGTAAGAGCAGTATAAGAACCGTTAAAGATAGCTCTAGTTACTACAGCAGAAGGACTATTTACAGCTACAGAGGATACTGTAGTAGCAGTAGCCTTAAAGTACTTAATAGTAGTTCCTGTAGTGTTCTGTTCTGCGGCATACGTACCATCAAATGCAGGATCATTAATTGAAACAATAATCTTGTCTCCTCTAACAATAAGATGAGATGCACTGGTAGTAAGAGTAACAATAGAGTTAGTTATAGTTCCATCTGTGATAGTACCGAGGTCCTTACCAGTTATAAATGTAAGAGAAGTTGTTCCAGATGAAGCAGTCGCTACCCAGGTACCGTTGTACGCTGTATTGCTAGAACCGCTAATCGTAAACCTATCACCATCAACAAGACCGTGGTTTGCAGTAGTAGTAAGAGTTGTAATACCGGTTCCAGTTCCGTATACCACAGCCGTGCTGCTTGACGCAGTGGTAGTAGTCACGGCAATCGCCTTGTTTGTAACTGAATACGTTAGATCCGTATTTGCAACTGTAATAGAGTCACCAACGCTATAAGTGTGGCTTGCTGTAGTGTTAGCTGATGCAGATCCAGTGTTTAGAGTGATTGCACCTGCACCTGTAATTGCAAAGTCTTTAATTGTGTAGTTAAGACCATCAAGTGAGTTAACAGCTGCGTACTCTGGAGTACCAAGTTCTGAAGCACCTTCACCAGTGTAGTTCCAGGTGTAGAAACCGTTTAGACCAACTGGAGCCCAAGTAGCACGTGAGTAAGCATATGGACGTTCAGCAGCGGTTGGGAATTCCCAACGACCATCAATACCAGACTGGAAGTTAGTGTTTCCTAGACCGTAACCCTGGAATGTGTTAGCAAGAACACCATTTTCAATTACACGGTCACCTGACTGACGTAGCTTAACGAATGGGAATACCCAGTGGAAGTAAGGACGTGTACCAGCACGCTTACCATCCTTGACAGCCCATGACCAAGCTTCGATAGCAACACCAAAACCAGCTGGGTCATCGCCAACTGCAGGTGAAGCCCAACCTACTGATAGGTTGGTAGCTGAAGCAAAGGTTCCTACGTTCTTGCGAAGCAATAGACCACCTGAAAGAAGTGCAGAAAGTTCAGGGTCTGGCTCACAAATTGCAAGTTCCATGGTGATACGCTTCAAAGTGTCTGGAGACTTAAAAGTCACACAAACAGCTCCGTTAGCACCCTTTTCGGTGATCTCGTCGCCTTCTTCGTATTCTGGGGTAAATGACAGACGCATGAAAGCTGACGTAGTGTAGCTATCACCCGGACCTGTTTGTAGCTTGCCAGCGGCGTCCAAGCGAGTGACACGGATCGACACACCTTGGATGCTGGCTGCATATTCTTGAGTAGCCATTAGCTATTCTCCTTAGTTAGTTAGTTAGAGTCAAGTCAACCTTGACACCTAGGTGGATGGATGTATCAAAGTAAACCGCAGCAGGGCGGGTAGCCTTGATTCTCATGTCATTTTGGTTTGAGCTGACAGAAAGGCCTTGACCTAAACTATCATTTACAAGATCAGAGTCGCCGAGATAGACTCGTACTTCACCTGACGCGTAAATCCATTTGTAGCGGGTATCCGCTTTCATTTGAGCAGTTGCTCCAGTAGGGTTGCTTGTCGCAATGTCTGCGTTAGTGACAGTATATTTGATAGTTTTATCCGCAGTGTTAGCTAGGGCTTTCCAAGTTCCATCAAAAGGTGCACCTAGACCAGTGACAATTACAGAATCGTCTTGAGCAATTCCGTGGCTGTTAGAAGTAGTTAGAGTAACTGTGTTGCTAGCTAGGACTCTGGTTGCTATGTTTACAACTGGTCCGTTACCTGAATAGCCAGAACCGACTACTAGCGGAGTTCCACCAAAAGTTTGTAGGTGTTGGCGAGAATTTTTATTAGGGTCATAGTAGTCAACCACCATTTGATTATATGAGCTAAGAATAGCGGCAGTGTCGCGAGTCATGTGAATCCAACCCTGCTCACCGGCAGAAGAGTACTGACCGATTTGGTACTCAAGAACAGATACTCCGTGTTTAACTGAAATTGCACCGCCAGTTGCAGAAGTGTCTACCACCGAGCCATCTGATGACTTACGTCCTGGAAGAATAGTTACGCTAGAACCTTTTGAGAGGTAAGGATTTACAAGGTCTGTGCCTGTCCCTTGCAAAGTAACGGATCCGTCCCAAAGCTCAAGTTCACAGGCTTTTTGAGAACAGCCCTCTAGCTGACGTAGAACACGAGCCATACGTTCTTCACCAAGGAGACCTAGAGTAGATCTATCATCTTGAACTTCAATAAAGAATGGGATATGGTGGCTATATAGAGCTACATTAGGGTTAGAGTCTACTGTAGCAACTGTATATGATGTGTAGTTAGCGTCTAGTACTCTGACGTAACTAGGAGTGGTGTCCCACCACTGGTCAAATCCTCTAACCCATTTTTCTCCTGAAGTAGGGTTAGTTGGGGGGAATATAGAAAATAGGCCGAACGCAGAGGGTACAATAGCGGGGGCCCCGAAAGCTCCATCAAAAGCCATTTATTTTCCTTAAAGTCTATAAGTTTTTAGTTGGAGTACCCGGGGCCGAAGCCCCGGGCACACCAGGATTTTTAGTACTCGATTGTTGCAGCAGTAACGCCACCAAGGACGTCACGTAGAGCTGCAGCAGCACCGTTGACGTTGATGGTAGAGGTGATCTTGAGAGACTCAATACCAACCTTTGCAACGTTCTCAAATGTTTCTAGGAACATGATGTAGTCGTTTGTACCGACAAGGGTGCTGTCACGAACGATACCTAGATCTAGAGTACCGCCATCAAGGAAGATAAATGTACCTTCAGCGAATAGGTACCAAACTAGAGTGTTTGGGAATCCGGATAGAGCAGCATCCTTAGTCTGAGTTGTGATCAGAGTGGCTCCAGATGTGTCTGAATCCATGTAAGGAACGATTGTTACGTTGATGTGTGATAAGTAGCCATCAATCTCAGCTTTCGAGATGTCCAAACTGCCATCGCCTGGCATTGCTAGAGTCAAGTCAGCTGCCATTGCATCATAGAACCAGACAGGAACAACAGCATTTAACTGAGCATCTGAAGCAATGCGGTGACGCTGACGATAAGCAACAGCTGCACGACGAACCTGAACTAGGAAGTCACGGCCAAAGCCTAGCAAGCTAGTAGTGGTTACAGAAGTAGACTCTGCTGCAATACCTGCAACAAGGTTCTGCTCAGCTTCACGAGCGTGCTGTACTAGAGCAAGTTCGTTGTGACGAGCAATCAACTCTGGGTAAGCACGAGACATCAAGTTACCGAACTTCAACTGTAGAGTTTGAGCATATGTAGCTACTGTGTTCTCATAAGATGAAGTGATCTGCAAGCTAGTCTTTGTTGAAGTGCTAGGAGTTAGATCGGTAGCAGCAGTCCACTGTCCTACAGCATTGTCGTAGGCTAGTCTAGATGTAGCAATTGTAGTGTTGTTGCTAAAACCTAGAGCTAGGCTCGGTGGAGTGATGAAACGGATACCACCACGGTCAGCCTGGAAACGTGGCAAAGAGTCACGAACTGGACGCATATTGGTTGAACCGATTGAGTAGATGTCATACTTTACTTCGAATGGAGCAGCGTGACCACCAGAAGCAACAAGGGCTTGTGGGCCCGCAACAGCTGCAATTTTAAGTGAGTTTTCTTCTGCGTTCGATGTTAGAGTACGTGACTCTGGGAAAGAGGTTGAAAAAGATGCAACGATGTGCTGCTCTCCATCTCCTCCGTTAACACGACGAAGAGAGTGTAGTCTCTTCTCCATAGCTACTGCTACCTCGTGCATATCTTTAATTTCGCTGCCGGCTGTGTAGCCAGGAATGTCAGCACCAGCGGTAATCGCTACCGGTGCTGGCTCTGAAACCTGAACTACAGGCTGACGGTCAGCTGGGGCCTCGAAAGGCTGTTCTGCTGTGGCGGTCACTGGGGCCTGCCCTTCCTGCTCTTCTGGAGCAATAGTGTTTGTTTGTGGTTCTTCAGTAGAAAACGCTGTGTATTCTGCTGGGACTTCTGCTGGGACGTCTTCGACGACCTCAACTGGAGCCTCTTCTGGTTCTTGTGCTGGGACGTCTTCGACGACCTCAACGGTTGGATTTTCATCGGTTGAAAGTTCAGAACCTTCTACCGCACTAGCAGACGCATCGACAGATTCGGTGGAGTAAGTAGATTCAGTTGCCTTCTTCTTCTTCTCGTCATCCTCTTCCTCAGGAGTCTCGCCCTTTTCTTCTTCAGGAGTACCTTCAACAGGTTCTCCCTCTACGGGGGCTTCTTCTGGAGCTGCTGGAACTTCCTCTGCAGGAACTTCCTCAACTGGCATATCCTCTACAGGCATATCCTCAGCTGGCATTGCACCATCCATATTCTCCTCGTCACTACCCTTAACGCGCATAGCAGCCTCGGCAGCTTGCTGTGCAAGCTCCTGGGCGGCCATCTCGCGACGCTTTGATTCGCCTCTGCAGGCATCAAGCATATCGGCAAGTGACGTCATAGCGTCAACTGATTCAGCGGTAGGCTCTTGGCCTTCGACCGTCTCAAATTCACCAATGATCTGATCCTGAAGAGCTGATAGTTGTTCATTATCTAGCTCTGACAGGCGATCTACCTGTGATTTAATGTGGTCCACTGTTCCTCCTTAATAGGACAGTTGATGATGTCATATTTTGAGCATCATGCTAATCGGTTCAAGGTAAAGGGACTATCACGCATAGAAACGTGAAGGCACTCCACCTAGTTATTATTTTACATTAGTTTTTACTTGTTTATTATTTAAGTTAGTAGTCTGAGCATTCTAGCCATGACAGACGAGATATCTGCCTGACTAAACAAGTCTCCACCACGCATAAATTCTGCAATGTCAGAGGTAGCTTGCTTGCCATCTTTTTCACCTAATTTTTTACCTACTCTATCGACCATATTTGTCATAAGGTTTTTTAGGGCAGGAGGTAAGTCGCTAAACCTAAGTTTGGCGTTTTCGTCTCCAAAAGGAAGAGGTAGATTTCCAATAACCTCTCCCAATTCCTTTGACGCTGCACGAACATTCTCTAAAGAAGGTCCGGTCAGAGATTTACTATCAATTCGATCAAGCAAGTCTAGAAGACCCTGACCAGCTTTAGCTGCTTCAGAGTAATCTCCAGTCTTATATACTTTTTCTACTTTGCTTACTTCGTTAACTACATTTTGAAGACCGGATGTTCCAAGATCTAGTTTTAGTCGAGCTAGAACGTCTTGAAATCGTCCAGTGTAGTCACGCGGCTGATTGATTCCAGGTGTGAACTTAAAACCCTCTTCTTCAGGATTTCCAATAATTTCCTTGCTGCCTTCAGTTGGCACAGGTACGTTATCTTCACTTACTGGGGCTGGAGCTTCCTCCGGCACAGATCCATCAGCCGCTAATGCTTTTCCCAGGCTCTCCTTAATAGCAAGTACACGAGACTGTAGCTCGTTAGCACTGGCTAGAAGAGTCTTAGCGGCAATTCGATTACGTAGCTCATCTGCGCTAGCAGTTACTGCGTCTTCTGATTGATGCTTCCAGTTTTCTGGAATAAGGTGACGAACGTTTAGCTTTCCAGCCATTTTGGTAATGTGCTTGCGGACATCAGACTTGTGGCTGTCTTTTGCACGACCATAAGCGTGGATTGCAGCACGAAGATCTTCTACGTTCTGAATAGGAAACGAGCCATCTTTAAGAGCTTTACCTTCTTTAGCTAATTTTTGACGTTCATCACGAGGAATATAAGTTAGTTCACCATCACGTACTCTTGCGGATAGCTCTGCAATTTTTGCTACAAAGTCTTCATTAGAAGTAGATGCTGGTTTATTTGATTGAATAAAGTTTAGGTTCTGTAGTCTCTCAATGCGAGCACTAAGGTCAGCGGTTGGATCTG